CACCCCCGCCGCGCCCCCCACAAACTTAGTATAGCGGTGTAGATTCCTTGTAATTGACCTTCGTACGACGTTCCCTATGAGTGGGGGCTTGATTAAACGTCCATGTCGAGGAAGGATAGCTCACCAAGACCAATAAATTCCACACCTTTGTACACCGTATGATGATTTAAATGCCAATGGCCATGAATCCAAAGGTCCGGTTTATGAATCTCGAGCATGTTGTCGAAACACCTTCGTGTTACCGAAGGGATGTCAAATTTTTGCTTTCCTATTTTGTGACACACTAACGAAATTACGGAGTCAGGACACTCATGTGTGACAACGATCTTGGGTTTCACAAGCTCATACGCGTCCATAATGTTGGAAAGCTCTCCGTAAGAAAGCTCTTCGTCAGGCCACCAGTCGTAGCGCTCGGTACGTCGGTCCCTGTCGATGGAGTAAGCTCCACCCACACAAAAAATGTCGCCGCGACCGAACACCGACCCCCCGTCTTTCACCCAGTAGGGGTGTCTTTTGCAGGCACCGGGACTGTCGTGGTTTCCCCGTATGAAAAAGTGCTCACCCTTTGACATCGCGTCGTAGGGTGGGCTGCTGTATGGCTTTTCGGTCTTCGGGTCAATGAAACCCACACCGAAGTCTCCCACTTGGACTGAGCGGTTGCATTCTCTGATTAGCTTCTCATACTTTGACCATTTGCCATGTACATCACCAATAAATCTGATTTTCACAGTGTTCCCCTAAACAAGTCAATCACTCTCTGTATCGCCTCAGATATTTCACCGGAGTCGTTATCAATAACTCTCTGGTCAACCATCCAAGAAATGAGATTGAAGATGTCTTTTTCAGTCGGTCCCTTTACCTGCGACTCTTTCAACGCTGCAAGTGCGAGGCATGTTGTAGCGGACTCGTAGGGTATCTCGTCGAGTAGGGCAGCGCAAATGGCGCGAAAGTTTTTCATACACTTACTATAGCGTTTTTGTCGCTATAAGGCAAGGGCCTAAACCGCCCCGCTCAGGGCGGTTATCCGCTTTTTCTAGCTGTAGGCCTGCCGCTACCATTCGCAGTGAGTGCTCGGCGTCAGCTACGGCTTGTTCCTCAGGCGACGGCAGCTTTCGTTCCAGCAACTCGTCACCCCACTGCCATTTAGCCGCTTGTTCTTGGGTGGGTTCTCTTTGGTTAGTCATTATAACATGTGAACAATAAGGGTTCTTAAAGTGACTAAGGAAGTGCCTGTACGACACTTCTTTTGCACTTTATTTCTACAGAACGTTTAAGTCAGGATACAGGCTCAAAAGTTCATCCTTTGACAGAACATCAAACTCGTCTTCGGGTTGCCAAATAACTTCCAGTGCCATCAGATCCTCAGGAGAGACTGAACCAAGGGTTACAAGATTGGCGTTTAAGCTCTCGTGCGAGTCCGACAGTTTGAGATCCAGCTTTCGGTCCGATGCCACAAGCACGCTCACAAGGATATATTCGTTCTCCTTGGCGTCCCTTTGGGGTTTGACCTTACGCTCTGTGACGCTCCCGCCCACATTCGTGAGAACTTCCTCTGATGCCTTCGAGCGTTCTTCCATGGAAAGTTGGTCGAATCGGCTTTCTGCCTCTCCTGACGCCACCTGCTCAGTACTGCTCCACGCGTAAACAACTTTGTCGGGGGTGGCGAAGAAGGGCGAGGGAAGTTTCTTGCAGGATCTTCGAGAGACCCTCAGCACTGTCCGTGTCCCCTCGCCGAGCGAGTCGTATTAGGTCTGTTTGTAGGTCCTTTGCAGAGGCGAGCAAGGCCACTCGCTGCCTCACCACGGTCGTCTTTCTAAGCTTGTCCCGCTGAGTACTCACCCATGGGCTCACAAAGTCGTCCCAACCCCCAGCCAGCAGAAAGATAGCCAAGCCCCCAGCCCCCAACACAGCAAGGAGTACGAAAAAGAACGCAGGGCTCACAGGTGTTTGCGGCACTGGTGCCACTTGCGACGAATAAAGTGGAGGAGCAATCGGATAAACGTTCGGTGTCATGTCCGGCATGACAATAATGTTCGTTCTGTTGTTTCCGGGGTTGCTATAGGGTAGTGTTTTTCGGTACGCTCTCGAAGGGCCGCCACCGTAGTAGCTTGAACTTCTACTCAGCCCCGGTGCAGGGATGCTTCTTAGCACCGGTGAGGGAGAGGCCCTATAGCTTGGAGAGCTGGAGCGGCTACTCTTATAACTTGGGGACCGAGATGGTCGGTTATAGCTAGACGAACTGCGAAAGCTCCGTCCGCTTATTCGTCCGGCTGACGCTGCGAGTGCCGGTGTTGCCGAGAGCAGGGTTGCTAAGGCGAAAGTCAAAGCCAAGACAGTTGCTGCGGTTGCTGCGGTTTTTGTTTTCATTGTGTTGCAGTAGTGTTACCTAGAAAATGCTAGGCGAAATTTTATGGGACAATCTTCCTTAATACCGGGGGGGATCGCTCATACAGCCTCCCACTCATTCGCCTTGAATTTCGGTCGCCACCAGTTTCGAACTTTACCGGCTTTGTCGATAGACAAGATAATGTAGTCGCCGAACCCCGCGTCACCTTTGCACAAATACTCGTCAGGAACGTAATCCCCACGGTACTTAAATAAGCGGTGCTCCGAGTCTCTGAGCCAGTACTCACCTTGGTCGCACACTTTGTAGTAAATTTCGGCTGTGACTCCGTAGGGCCACTCCATCACCTGACCGTCTTTCAGGCGAATGGTTGGAGTCCAGCATTTCCCGGTTCGGAGAGGGATGAGTGTCCCCTCTTTGTCAATCGTCTCATTGACTGTCGCGTCTTCCCAGTACCTCACTTCTGCCGATATCTCAAGAAACTCTAGTTTTGGAGTCTTAGTGCCGGAGAGGCTAACCGTGCTCTTAGCACTCGACATGTCCGGGAACCAAGTGTCTTTTCGGCTAGAGTATACGGCGGTGTCGTCTTCGGTGAAAGACCTCTTTCGGCCAAACTTGTAGACCTCCACTTGGTCCTTCGTAAAGACATAGCAAAAGTCGGTAGATGCGCTGGTTTCCCATTTCCAGGGCCAACCCTCTTCAGGAGAGTGAAAGTCGTCCCGTTTGGCTATGCGCCTGATTCCGGACCGGAACTCGTGCGCGGAGGTGACGAACGTGATTTCCGGACAAATAGTTTCAAGAACACCACCGTCGGAGGAAATAGACCCGAGCCACTCCACGGACTTTGGACTTCTAACGTAAAAGTCTGCCGGTTGCATAATGAAAGTTGAGTCTGCGCGAGTATGTATAAGGTAACTATACCGCTTTCCTTGCGGAAAGGCAAGGCGGTAAACCGCCCCAGAGCAGCCGGTTAACCGTGCCCATCCAACTCAGTTGCAATCGCGTACAACTTCTCTTGGTAGTGCCCGTGTGCGCCAAGCGGTGTTAGTCCGAGTTCACCTCTAAATTCAATCTGCGTTATCAGTTCTCGAAGAAAAGCAGCTAGTGCTTCTTCTTTCATTCCCTACCCTACTACAGAAGTATCACCCCTCTCAAAATTTGCTGGGCGCCTTAAGAACATTTTTGGGCTTGCCCTAAGACCACTCAAATCACTTACAAACCGAAACCAGTGACTTACGATGAAAAAGACCCTTCAGTGTATTAAAGAGATTGGGGAGAAGGTTGATCTTAGGTTAGTTCAGGAATTCACCCCTGAGCAAGAGAGCTTTTTAAGGGCCATCCTGAAACAGGGAACCTTAGCAGCTTTGGACGAGGGATTAGCCCTTGCAGCTCAAATGATAAGGTTCTCACCACCCGGCTTAACTCGGGACCAACTGGCTAATTTAATTAAGGAAACTGTATTGGCGACAAAAGAGCCTTAGTAGTTGTTTTACCCTCACTGGATCTTTTAACGACCCTAGACTAGCTTAAAGCCAAAGGAAAGCTTAATGACACTACACCCTTACAGCTATTACACAAAGCCCGAAGAATGGCAAACGTGTTACGCTAAGCATTCAGAAGACGGAGAGTCTCCGACTCTGTGTTACGAAGACCTAATTGACACCATTGTAGACCTTTACGACAAGATCGCTAAGCTAGAGGCGAGGCTGGACCAAGAAGACTCTTATAGGCACGAAAAAAAATGACTGACGACGACAAGCTCCTTGCTGACTACGACTCCGAAATTCACGGAGAATATACACTCCTGGAACCACTTACTGTTGCATCACTAATTGAGAGTCACAGACACTTAAGAAAGAAAAACTTAGAGTGGAACGGGGCGTATAACGAAGCAGGAAGAGAAGGTTATGAGCAAGGTTACTCCTTTGGACTGAAGATGGCAACAGAAGCCACGATCATGATCGAAGACCTTCGCAAAATGACTATTCAGGAACTTGCAAATCTAATCGGAGACGAGAATGCCTTCTGAGTTCCCAGAGAATTTAAGCCCGGTTGCTCAGGCAGTCCGGTCCGCCGCCGGGGCAGAATGCCCGCCGCAGTGCGTTGCCGCCGTGATCCGTGCAGTTACAGATCTGACTATTCCCTGGATTGAAATTAGACCACAAGAGAACCTGGAAAGTAGAAGAGATGCTATGGCCTGGGGAATGACCACGCAAACTCAAATGACAAGACAAGTTCTTATGAACCTAGCCTACGAGCTTGAGGGTCAACGTCTCTCATTACACCTTTAAACAATGATTAAAACTCAAATCTCTATGTTTTCACTGGTTCAAGAAATTGAACAAACAGGAGTACCTGAGGTCTGGCTTAACGAACTAGAAGAGACTTTACAGTCTTTATTTTTGACTACGGTCGAAGAGTTACAACGGTATCACGAACGTGATGCCGACACCAAGGCAAGCGACGAGCTTGCTCGGGTAATCGTCACCAACAAAGTGATTGACTACCTTAATTCATTTAGTTCAGCGAAGTAACTGTGGGGCTTACTGAAAGATATCCAACCGTGCGTCACTTACGCATATTACCCGTCGATGACATTCCTGTTGATGAATGGTGAAGTAAATGAGTAGCATCCCTGGTCTCACCCTTGAGTCCTACGTAATGTGGAACCATAACCTTGTCGTTATTAGGTATCTCAGTGCAAACACATCTTTTCAGATTGCTGAAGCACTCGGGATTAACACATATCGGGTGAGCTTGTCCCAGGCGCAATTTGACACGATCCTTGCCATTTACGAGCCGTACCGTACAATCGTGGAGTATCTGTTGGAAAACTTTGACGATAATCTTTTGTCTTGGACGGACTACGCTGGTGTTTGCTTTAACGGTGTGACGGACACCATTGGAGACGAGGTGTCAAGGGCCTTACACAATTTTTCTACTGAGAGGGCCATGAAACAACTGCCAGGCAACAATGTTTGAAATTTTGTACTCAACCCTCGGTACTATCGCCGGTTGTTTCTTGCTGTCCATTCTAATTATCACCTTTCTGGGGATGAATGACTAAGCATACACTCAGCCCTGAAGCCGAAGCCGCATGGAACGCCTACTGCGACGTTGCAGACCGCATCGGAGTTTTTGAAGACACCGGTCCTGTGTCCAGCCACCTTTGCAAAACAGTAACCAGGGACTGAACCTGTTCTTCCCCAAGGTGCATTCTATCTTCCCCTTGGCCCAACCACACCGCAGACGTCCCTGGCTCCCAATAAACGGCAAGGGAGCTTTGTTGCAGGCTGCACTCCTTGTTGTGTAGATCTTGAAAGTCAACGACCTCAAATCCCCTCTCGGTGCGGGTCACCAACCCAAGTTCCCCGGTGAGTTCGAGATCTTCCATTGCTTCTGCAAAGGAGTATGTTCTTTCGTCGCCGGACTCAACACGCTCTGCTATGGCGATGGCCTCAAGAACGTCCTCGTCACTCCAATTCGTGTCCTGGAACCAGTTCGGTTTGTAGCTCTGGATTCTCGCTATCAAAGTTCGGTTAATCATTCTCGTTGATTTCGCTCAGTGTTTGCCTTTTCAAGGAGTTCCGGTCGTATCGTTTACCAACCCAGTGCGGGCAGCTGTGACCCCAGTCGGGCTTTGTGCGTGTGTCGAGAAACTCACACAGTCCTGAGGCTAATTCACCTCCTTTACCGCCGTTTTCTGCCACAAGGGGATCTTTTTTCCACTTGGTGTAGCAGGCACAGGATCCACAGTTTTTGCTCATTGCTTCGTCTCCCTACGTGTTAGGCAATCTTACACTAAGTATGCTGGTTACCTCCAGAGAGGTAAAGGTGGGAAACCGCCCCCGGAGCATTAGGTTAACCGTACTTTACACCTGGACGGTGACATAGGGTTATTCGGGTGGCGCAAAGTTTCGAGGCAGGACTGAATTAGAGGAAGACAGCAAAAGACGGTACATTTCTTCTTCGAGCCCCCTTGTGACATCTTTAGCAATTAGCCCAGCGAGTCTTGAAACGGCTTCTGCACTCTCCTCACACCGCCCGTTTTTGTACTCCGATAAAATGGTTGAGAAAGTTGTAGATTGTGTGAATCTCTTTCCATTTAGGGTCCACCCTGCTTCTAGGGTGGTTTCCCTGGAAAGAGGATCTAAGTACCCCCCAACTCCAACACTCAGTGAGTTTTCAGGAGAAACAACACCTTTCGTGTGCAAGGTTCGAAAGTGGTCAGAAAGCTCTTGCCATTCTTGGAGTTGCTGTAGAGGTGTTTTTTCGTTCATCTTAGGGTCTAGTGGTGTTCAAGTTTAAATGAGCGGAGCCAGGTTCCGGATCAGCGGGTCAACGGCGTAGCTTCCTTAGAAACTTTGCGGTTGCTGGGCAGGGCCAGAGTAAAACGTGACCACAGACGTCCAAAATTCTTACTCTGTGCCCGATAACCGGTAGATCGTAGTCTGGGAGTGCAGAAAGGAGCCTTGCAAAGCCCACAAGCAGGTAAGTTACGGCAAGTAGGGCGAGCATGGGGGTCTACGGTTAACTATGCCGGTAGTATAGCTTGGGATTTTTCCGGTAAAGTTCGTCGCCTTTTTCATATGCGGTCTCTGGATCGCCACTGGTAGCACCAATCTTTGTCGGCATTGACTTCCTTCGGTGGACCTTGTATGTGGCACTTTGTGGAAACTCGCCACGCTCCTAAGCCGTAGTTACTGGGATCAGTAAGCGAGGCTATTATAGGGTCTACAACTGGAGTTGAGACCGAGTAAAAGCAAGTTGAGCATTGTCTATTGTTTGCCATGTTCTTTAACTAAGGAGGCATTAGGATTTACAATGGCCCAGTGTGGCAGCCAGTGTGTGTAGTTGTAACCGCTCCCTGAGAGGTTATATTTTCTAACTGGCCAGTCAAATTGTAGCATTTCCCACATACCCTCAACTGCTGACCCGTCGGCGTCGGTTCTCCACCACCAACAAAGTTCTTCGACGTCAGAATCGGAGAGCGTAGGTAGACGGTCAACAACACTTACGGGCTCAATGGCTTCACCCTGAACCGCTCTGTAGAGCTTACTCTCTGCTTCTCTATCTTTCACCAAGCCATGCTCAGTTTTAGCAGAAATCTGCAAGGCTTTCTCTTGTGCTTCGCGCAAGTTCATTTTAAACGGGGCAGGGAATTGAGTTGTATGACAACCAATGAGTGAGACCGTATTCTTCCCGAGACTCTAAGTTCTGGCTGTCGTACCTCATAAGTTCCCAACAGTCGCTACAACCGATTCCTGGGCAAAACACCCAAAACTCTGCGTTGGTACTACAGTCTTCCGGTCCAGGGTACCGCTCGGTGAAGGGTACGGGTACTTGCATTGTCATGATGGAGAAAGGTCAGTGTGTGTAATGCCAGGTAAGGTGTAGCGGCTTCCCAATTGCCCTGCTTCGTTGCTTCCGCTGCAGTTGAACGAGTGGTGAGTTCCTTTTGGACACCTTTTGTTGCCGCAAGTTGGACAAACGGCCATAGGGTGAACCAAAGGTTGCGCTGTGGCGTTTGCCCTTTCCTTGACACAATAAAGGCACGGGCACCCATGTTTGTACAATGTATCAGCCATTGAGCTCTTTTAGAGCTTTTCCACCTTCTGTCAAAGCTTTTACAATGGTGCTTGTGATCTCGGGTAGGTACCTTCCGTCTTTCTCGATGGTCCCCATGAATTGCAGGGCGATTTCATTAAGTGTAGGGGCTTTCGGCCTACGGGCCTCACGAAGTTCAACTGCGAGTGAGTCCCAAAGTTCCTTGTCAGATTCGTCGGCGTTTTCTCTCAACCAGTCGCAGCAAGCAGCAAGCTCCTGGTCGGCGCCCCATTGTGCGGCCTTGTCGGCGAGGATGTTTAGATCACCATCTCGCTCATAATACCCCTCGCTAGGCCACCAACTATGAACTAGTTCGTCGGGGACTTCAATCGAATTGTGCTGAGTCATTGTGTTATAAGTTTGTTCGGCAAGGTCTGGCCGGGTCTGGCCGACTGACTCTTGTAGGTGGGAGTCCCCCCAGCGGTCAGGAACGAACCAAATCAAGTTGCAGGTTCTACACTGGCTCACAAAGTCGTCCAGGCTATCGGCGTCGATGTAACCTTTTCCTCGGCCCCCTACGCAGTGACTTCCCGTGAAAGGGTGGTATTTAGTCGAGCAGATTTCTCTGCCCTTTCGTTTCCTGCCATCACTCTGAATTGTATGAAAATCAACTTCACACACTACCGACTGGTTCATGCTCAAGTCGTACAGAGTATCGTAGTCTCTAGAAAACGTGTAGTTCCGTACTTCTTTCACTGGGTCCTGGCCATCTAGCAGTTTATCGGTCATATTGTTGTGTGGAAATCATTCGTAAAACTTGTCAAGTTTGGAAAGAACCTCACGTCTCGTGGGTAAATTTAGTGCCATACGCAACGTGTCGTTTTCGTGTATCAAAAGTATTACCATATCTGGCGTAGTAACTTCGCATTCTGGGAATTGCGACCCGATAAGGGTTGAAATTCTCATATACTCCGTTTTGTAGTCAGTTTCTTCCATACTAGAACCTTCGGTGTTGGCTTAAATGAGTTAAAAGTGTGGCATCAAGGTCGCACAGTTAGAACCGTCTTGCCGGAGTCGAAGGGCAATCCATAGTCTCTTGAGCAGCGGTTCTTTTCTGTACCGTTCTAACCTCCCTTCAGTAACCTTAAGGGAGTTTGCTAAGGCACGAGCATCATTCTGGGACTTCTCAAGGTTTCGCCCTAGCGTCCAAAGTTTCTGCCCTTGGTCTTGTACTGTGTTCTCAAGCTTGACCACCTTATTACGGAGTTTGGAGTTAATGTAGGTGGATAAAATCTTCTCGGTCTGAGGCTCAATCGCAAATAAGTGAAGGTAGGAGGGGTCGTAGTTCCCGGACTTCCGGCCCCCGTCGTAACTCTCCAAGTATAAACGTTCAACCTCAGGAAGATCATGAAGAGGTAAACTTGAGCAGAAACCAACCTCGTGTAGTGGGAGACTTTCTACGTGATTCTTCCTCGTGAGTAAAACCTTGTTATCCGGGTCATCTGTAGGTATGCGGAATAGCTCGTCAGGGTCTAAGAGTGGAGCGTACCTGACGTATTTGTCATTGTCATAAACGGGTACGACCGTTTTAGTTAGAGTGTATATTGTGGCGTTTCTCATTTTTCAGTGGTTTAGGGGTGTGAATTAGTATGCTGGACCGGAGTCGAGGTAAAGGTTCCCTGGCGAGGTCCCCCTAGTCGGACTCGTCCGGCGATAGGATCTCGTCGAGGTCGACTTGGACACCCGCCACCAGTAACTGGAGTCGTTCGACCAGGCTCGCGCCCACAGCCCGCAGGTATTCTCCTTGGTTTATTTCGTCGAGTCTGCACCACTCTTCAAGATTTGGATTCAAGTCTGGGGGCGAAATGGGCCAGTGCTTGGCCTCGTATTCCTCTACTAAAATTGTCAAGGTCTCTAACTGGAGGTACTCGGGGCTACCAACCAACGCACCCAGGTAGCGGTCGATGCCCTTGAGCGCAAGGTCGTACTCGGCTTCGTTTGCGAGAGGTTTAACGGATTGCATGGTGTTTTGGCGTATGAGGCCTAAGTTATAATGTTGTGTTTCTAATTAGGACCCCCAACTTATTTGGCAGAGAAACAGGGATTCCACCGCAAACTTTGCAGTAGTCCTCGGGTTCAGTTTCAGGGGTTAGAAGCCGATGTTTGTTATTGTACTGAAGTTCATCTAACCGCTCCCTCACCTTGATGAGTGACGCGAGTGGGAACAACCACCGCCCATCAGACTGAAAAGCACCGGGAAAGTACCCGCCTTCAAGCCAGTTACTGACAGTTTCGTCGGAGCCAATCTCAAGGAAAGCCGCAGCTTGCTCTGAGTCATACAGGTCTGCTTTTGACACGAGAGTGTAGTTTTCAGCTACCGATTGCAGAACAGCATTGTTGTCTCGGATTCTTTCCGCAACAGTTCTTGAGTTGAAAGGTGCTGAGTAATCCATCGCGTTATTTCAGGGTTATAAGGTTTACCCTGCGGATTCTTTCGGGGACTACTAGTTGGTGTCCGTAGGTTCGTCAAACCGGTGAAGTTCCTGGAGAAGTCTAGCATAGTGGAGCTCAATCGTGCTTGAGCATTCGAGTAGTGCGACCTGTTTTTCTTAGGTTGTCAAAAGGTGCTGTCGTTGTCGTTGATTTAATCATAGAGGACTCGAAGACTTGTTTAACTTTTCCGGATTTTCGATTAAGATCCCGGAGTGCGGCATTTTCTCGTCTAATTCTCTCAGTTTCTTCTCTGAACGCAGCATTTTGGGCAGCCAGCGCTTCAGTTTCTCGTTGAAAGGGTTTCAGCCAGTCTGGGCAGTTACTCATTGCTCCCCTTTCGTAGTAAAGTCAACACTCTCAGTGTTAACCCTGTTGAACGAGTCTCTATTGCTAGCTTATAGAGTGACAATGCCCTTTGAAAGATCTCACCGCAAGACAACCCTGTACTAGACTCAAGGTCTTGCAGGTCTTGGTCTATTTCCCGTGGAAGAACGAAGTCAAATCGTGCGGGATTCATAATCAATAAATGTAAATTGCATCAGTATCTCCATCATCTTCCACTTCATGCGGACCCAAATTATCACCGAGATTTGCATTGAGTTTTAATTTTACCAGATCAATATCAATCCATGGGCAACAACCACCTTCAACGCCCCGAATTACTACTATAGTATCATCCGGAAATTCGCTCAAGGCTTCAATCAATTCGGCTTTTGTCATTTTGGGAAATCAATGAATTCAAATTGCGTTTTCGGTGTAGGACTTGGCCCTACCGGGGCTGTAGCATTCTGGCCTTTTGCGAACTCGATTAAGTCTCTTCAAGACTCACCTTCTTCAATTTTCGGTAGCCGGGCCATAATCTCCAGGTAGAAAACATGGTACTTTACAGTTCGAGCAATGTCCCCATCGGTGACACCTTTCAGACGCCGAACGTCTGTATTGTGCCTCAAGTCACAGAGTTTCACTCTCATGGCGTCTTCGTTTGAGAAAACACGGAACTTATACTCTTCGTATGTTTCCCCCGGTGCTTTTGTTAGGCAGCGAATGCCTTCGATAATTCGAGGAGTGAACCCCTGATCGCGTAAGTCGGCGTATGTGACCTTGGTGTCTTCAATGATGTCGTGGCCGAGCGCAATGCACTGAAGCTCAACGTCGTTCGTTTTCAGGTAATGCATCACCTTGAGCGGATGCAAAATGTAGGGGTTGCCACCCTTGTCGTACTGATCGGCGTGGGCGTTGGTCGCCAGTACCAGCATTTTGTTAAGCAGTTGTCCTTTCATGCCTTTCTCGGAAGTGGTGGTTATGACTTAGTATAGCGTCCCCCGTCCAAGAAAACAAGGCGGGAAACCGCCCCGGAGCAACCGGTTACCCATCGTGCTTCGCTACCTCCCTAGCCCGGTCTCGCATTGAGTATATGCGTCGGCATTCGTCGTCGGTGAGCCCAAGGCCCTTGCTACGAAGGTCACGAGAACAGGTAACTGTGTTCAAAATTCTCGACAAAGCCCAGGTAAAGTCCTCCTCGGTGTAGTTTGAGCGAGGAGCCCAGTCTTTGGTGTGACGCCAAGGGTGCGTTAACCCCTGGTTTCTATAGTGCGCCACACTCTCGAATTTAGTATGTTGGTGCCCGTCCTCTTCTTCTCCCATCAAAATTTCAATGGCACCGTCCGAGTCCATGTCTTCGAAGTCCGGGAGATGGGGTGGATAGTTGTATGATGTGGATGATGTGTGGGTGGTGTAAATCATGTTCACTCTACGAAACTTTTCTGAAACCTGGCCTGAAACCTGGCACTTACAGTTCGTATTGCAAGCTCAAGTCCCTCTAGACTTGAAACCTGTGGAATCCCATATCGGTCACAGACAATGTCAACGTTACCCTTACGGTGGAATCCTTCAGGGCAACACACAACCGTGTTTGTAAGAGCGTAAAAGCCGAGTCCGGACAAGAAGCCAAGTTCGAGCAAAGAAATAGGTGCGATGGTACTCGGTGCAAGATACATTACAACCAAGTCAGCTTTCTCTATGCCGTCAAGTTCCCACTCTACTTGCTCACGAAACTTATGGTTGTTCGCTCTTTGCTGCCAGGTCGGGTCCCAATCGTCGCGTCGCGGATTGTAAATATCAATGTCGTGGTCAGCAAGACTACGTTCGAGGTCAGCTTGCCAGTCGGGTGCAGAGCCCATTTCTATCGAACCTGCAAGAAACACACTGAGCCTCGACGAGAAAGGGGGTAGCTGTGCCGGTGGTTTGTAAATAGTTGCCATGGTTTCAAGGTTAAGTAGTTGTGATTAAATTACCAGGAAATTAAAATGTGAAGGGTCCCAACTAGTCTAACCTTGTACCCATCTTCTTCTTCTAGAACTCTAGCAACTTCCCCTTTAGTGGAGTAATCGCAGTCTCCAAAGTAAACGTTCGTATACTTGACACCGTAACCCCTCTTAATATCCTCACGTATGGCTTTGTAGCAGTGCTCCAAAAATCTCCTCACGGTTTCAGGGTTAGCTTGTGGGTACGGGGGAGTTACAGACCTCTGTGAAGCTTCAGCAGCTGTGATTCGGTTTGAAACCTCAAGGTTTAGCATTGTTGTTGTTTTAGGTTACTAAAGAGTTAGGTACAAGCTGCTGCGTCCTCCAGTGCTTGTCAGTTTGAACGTGACCTTTACGGACAAACTTAGCAACAGAAGTGCTAAAGTTATCGTAGTGAAAGGAATCAGCAAGGCGAACTACATAGCCTTCTGTCGTGTTGGTGTCCAGGCCCTTTGCCAGATTAAGGGCCACGGTCTCGTCCCAGAGTCCAGAGTAAAGAACGGAAACAGGGGTGACCCCTAACATTTCAAAGTAGTCTTCAGTGTCCTCCCATGACAATGCCCGGTTGTGCTCGTCAAAAATGCTAAACCCGTAAAAGTATGAGTGCAAGTTGGAGTAAGAAACAGAATGTTTCGCCCAGAGGTTTTCACCACAGATTCGCCACCCTTCAGGGATTTCACTACGGATCGAAGCCCAGAATTGCTTCACCCATGCGCGGTCTTCACCACCTTTGCTGTCCAGGCTCCTGGCGTGAACATAGTCTCGGTACATCGTTGTATTCTCACCGTCCATCTTTTCCGTCACAACCACGCGGTTGCCCTCAAAATGAACGACGGACGGAACAACCTTGTCGTCAGACGTTACAGCTTCTGACCAAGGTAGATGAAAAGTCCTGGGGTACTTGGTGCGGGATTCCATGTCAGTTTCTCTGGTCTTGTACTAAGTATACCGTTTCCGCCGAGCAGAAGAAAGCGGGGGAAACCGCCTTAGCAAAGATCCGCTTAGGTTGAACCCTCGGAAACCATTGGTGAATGTGGGGAATAAACGAACGTTCGTACGATTATCTATCGCCCTTGGACTGAACTTTAAAAACCCATCGGTGAGCGACCCTTGTAGCAGTCGGGTGTAGAATCACGAGAGGAAGTCACAGGGGTGAGTGGAAGCTTTGTGACACTGAAGAACCACTTTGTGTTGGGGTTGTGAGTAAGAGTTAATTTCTTTAATGGGGGTTGGACGCTATTTAGCCACCCTTCCTCAAGGAAAGGGGGCAGTTCTCGCATGCTGGCAGCAGCGGCGTTAGCAATGTCTTGAGTGCTAGGGTCTCCCTCTAGCTTAAGGGACAAAGTGATCGTGACTTGATGAGTTTCCATTGGGGATTTGCTTTCAACATACTTAGTATACCGTTTCTGCGCTGCAGAAACAAAGGAGGGTAAACCGCCCCAGAGCAACCGGGAAACCGCCTAAGCAAATGACTCGCTTAGAGAGAATCCACGGAAAGTGTAGGCAGCGGTAAGGGTACAGCACCGGGAATGGCCTTGGGCACCCCGATCTTGCGCTCTTTCGGCGGTCCCACTTGCGCGTCTGCTGACAGGCCCCCGTAAGCCGGTGCTTCCAGACCGGCTGGAGTGAAAGTTGGCCCAGGTGAAGGAGTGTTGGTAAACTCTGTGAACTCAGGGGGAAGGCTCGGGGGAGCTGAACCAGGGGGCGAAAGACTGACCACAAGGTGGTTGAGACAGTCGGTATAAGGTGGCATTGCACCCGTTTCTACTATCTTCTGGGAGAGGCTCGTTCGCTGAGTGTGAACCCACTCAGATAAAATCTGCGAAATTTTGTCGGCCCAGAATTCTGCGTTCTCTTCGTCGTTGCCTTCCTGGAGAAATGCACCTTGAATTTGGCTCCAAAGGGAATTTGACTTTCGTTGGGCCCGTTCGAGCTCAGCGGTTAGGAACGAAATTTGTTCCTTAAGCTTTTCAATTAGGTCTTGGGAGTTTGACATTGCTTAGTTTCGTCGTTGCGGAGTACGGTATTCAAACTTGGGGTCGTAATAATAATGCTATTAAGTTGTCGAAAGTGGGTGGACCGCACCGCGAGGGCAAGGTTAACATCCCTGGGCCTCAGCCAGCAGCTGCCCCAACAGCCGGTCAACCACCGGCCACTGGGCGGAAGTGCGGTACTTGCGCAGGCGGATCACGTGCGATATCTCAGCGGCCAGCGCCTGAGTCCATAAGGGTTTGCCTAGCCGTTGTCTCAAGTGGGCGCACAGAGGCGCAGGGTCACATCCTGGGTGTGAGTTGAACAACCGGTGGTAATCGCTGTGGACAGACTGTAGCAATTTACCCAAGTCGAGAACGTAAGACTGAAACAAATTCGTCTTGAAATTAGGGTCGATCAGAACTATTCCCCCGTTATTTTCTACAATGATGTTTTCAAGCGTTAGGTCACCATGCGAGAAGGAGGAAGGTAGTGGAACTATTTCGTCGAGGAAATCGAAAGTTCGACGAACTATCTCGCTGTCTGTCAGAGAAACGTGCTCTAAGTGAAGACGCTCTTTGTAAGACCCCCAGTCCGTGTGTCTTGACGCAGGGAGCTTAGACCAAAGGAAGACCTGGTCTACCAAAGTGTCAATCAAACGTGTAGATTCAATTTGTGTTCCACAAACACCTTCAATAAACTCAATGTCGTAATCTGAGTCCGACACACAGATTGTTTGCGGGAGGCGAACACTTGGTGCCAAGGTATACCGAGAAGCAATGCGAAACCACTCGCACTGCTCACCGGCATCCTTACACTTTTTCCGTATGAAATCCCCAGAGAAATCCAGGGTGGCCCCACTACTTCCCTTCACTAACAAGCTCCCGAATGCGAGCGCAATCCGCCTCGTAAGTTAAGTCTCCCCATATCACACCCATGGAAGAAAGTGATACTGCTTGACGATGCTCCGCCATGTTTATCATATCCGTAATTTCAACCTCGCCACGGTCGCTCTTGCGAAGGTCACCAATGGTGTCAAGGTATCCCGCAGGGAAACGGGCAAAACCACAGAAGTAACGGCCTTCGAGTTGTCCGTGTGGTTTTTCAATCACATAGTTGTCGATTACTGTGGCGAGTTGAAGATTTCGTGGATTTAGTGACTTATGAAGATATGAAAACCACACTGAGTTCTCAAGGTCAGAGCCAAGTAAAACTCGTTCGGCATGGGGGATCGTTCCGTGGTAGTAATTATCCCCAAACAGAACAGTGAACGGACCATTGATCACGCCTGCCCACGTGGTAATCGCAGCGCCTGGTCCGTAAGTTTCCTCACTCTGGAAACGAACAATCGGGTCGCAAATCTTGGAAACTTCATCTAGAACAGGATGGTAGATGCGTGTCCCGTCGGTCTTAATCGCCGAGCGCGAGAGCGTCAGATAGATGTTTTCCGCACCGTTTTCAAGAGCGAACTTGGCAGCCAGGTAAGGAAGTGACATCCCGTCAAACTTTTCCTCAAGTTTGTTTCGGCCAAACCGAGTACTACGACCGGCAGCAAGAATTAGTGCGTTCTTCATTGTGCGATTTCCTTGTATTTTGCGGAGAATTGAGCGGGGGTCAGTGCTTTGTCGTCTACGTAGTATGCCGCCCAAGGTTTTCCAACCAAAATGGTATCGTAGGGTACATCGAATTTAGTGCAGAACTTTTCGATTTCCTCGATAACTTCTTGTCTCACTCTTTCGATGTCGCCGTCTGAACGACCCATTCCCCTCGCGGTATTCAAGACGATCGTCCACTCTGCGTCCTTCATTGCTCGCATACCCACAATTACTTCCATCTTCGGTAGAGAGTTTTCGTAATCGCGGTTTTCTGTTGTGAGGATGGTGTCGTCAACATCGAAAACGATGGTTTTCTTCGGGTCGGGAATCATTGGTAGCCGGAAGCTATTCTAAACATAGGGAGGAGGATCATACAGTAAAGGGCGGAAAACCGCCTTGGTGCTCAGTTAAACACTGAGATTGTCTCGTTTGTGATGGTTTTGAGGCGGATTTCAGAGTACCGGGAAAGCCACTCATCCTTTGTTCGACGGCTCTTTGGACTCGCGAGGTCAGGAAACTCGGCACAAAGTTTCTCTACGGTTTGATTATTGATCTGAAGCTTTCGCTCCAGGTCTTCACAGGTTCCGCCACCCCCTGTGTGCTGTTTAGCTTTCACACAAATGTTGTCGAATCGCAGTGTCCCGTTTCCGTTAACAGTGTGGTACAGAGACAAGAAGTAGTCGTCCTTCATACTGTACTCAGTGATTAGCTCAAAGGCTGGGTCGCCTGCGTAGAAACCAAATGCGTGGCCCATAATGAACTTGAGCCCCACAGTCACCTTTGGGTGAAGAAAACCCTTGTTGCGAACGGCATAGAAACCGAACAGGCCAATATCGCGCCGCTTGCACATTCGGAATCCTCGATCAATAAGCTCTGATAGCTCCACCACGGTTTTCAGGCGACACGGGTGGTCGAGTGGCTTCTGAGTTCCCTCGAGATTCTCCAGAAGCTCAAGTTCCTCAACGGCGCTAACGTCGTCGTCGAACGAAAAAATAGGAGTCCCTTTGTCGTAAAAGTTAGAGATGAAGTGACGTTGTCTTGTCAAACCCTTTTCACCAACAACGATATTGTAGGTGGGGTTTGAACTCTGATAATCTTCCTTCTCTTCATCGTTTGCCACGAACAAAGTCACGTGGGAACAATTAATGTCTGTTTTTTCAAGGTAATTTAGAGTGAGTTTCTTCACTCCCTCGGGCCGTCCGTAAGTTGGGATGGCAATCTGATAGTCCATATTTGAGTGCAGTTGATGTGACTGTTGTTGGAGCGTCAAGAGTAGACGTCTGCTGCGTCCTCTTATCTCCGACTGTGTTATCTGGTGGTTAAACTAAGTTGCAAAAGATAATTTGTCTCCAGCGAGACACCAGCATGTCAGCGTACTGCTGTCGAGTTGGTGGGTTCGATTGCGGGTCACTATTTTCGTAAAATCCCAGTGACCACGCATCGTTAAGTTCAACTAGGCAGTACCGATTCAGGTCAGGCCTCCAGCCGATGTCAATCGTGTAAGCACCGGGCGCAATATTTGCCTCTAGCACACCCATAATCTCTTCAACCAGGCCAAAGTCAGGTTCAGGGTTTCTTACGGGCTTGTCGTCATACCGCGACCACCCCTGAATTTTACCACCCCCAATGAAGTCGTGAATGTAGAACCGAAATTCCGACTCAAAGGGCACAGCCTGAGAGACCCACACTGAAGTGTTATCAGAAATTAGTCCAGGTATCTTCAGTTCGAGCTCTCTCTTGATGTCCCCGGTAAACAACTTTATTGCGGTTGGCTTCACAAAGTCTTCCAAGGTTGCTTCACCGTACACTCCTTGTCGAACGGACCTCATAAGGTACTTTTTCAGTTCTCCATTACACCCGTAGGAAAAGTCCTCAGGTAGCACAATACCTACGTGTTCACTGTAAGCTTGAACAAATTCCACCGATCCCACAGGAATCAATGTAGCCATGAAACCTTTAGGGTCTAACTTCGACAGATCATCAAACGAGCAATATCGAACGGGGTAACAGGAGAAGCTACACGCAACCTTTTCGGTTTGTAGTGGTCCTCCGGACTGGAGTAGGAAAGTAGGATTTTTCATCACGGTGGGTAATTAGTTAGGTAACAACGACAGTATATTGGCATTAACCCACTGGGTCTCTTCTCTCGACAACTTCAGCCAAAGAAGGTCAAGCTCGTCGAGCAAGGCCTCCTCCGCGTCCTCGTTTCCCTCTCCCCTTAACTTCAGGGACAAGCTAAGTTTTTCGCAGCACTCTTTAACTTTGTTAGTCATTGACACGTAGAGTCAAGATTGGATCGAAGCATATTGCAGAAAATACGACCTTGTTCAATAGCATCCTCTACAGCGATGTGAGTATGCTTGTTTTCGAGGGGAAACCACTCTTTCGGGTAGTTCCGTTTGGTGGACTCCCGGTATCCTCTTTTGAGCAAGGCCATAGCATAGGTCTTACCGTCAAGCGCCGAGAAGCTAAATGGGGACTGTCCAGTGAACCGAATAAGGTACCAATACACGAAAAGAAAGTCAAACCCTGCAGGAAAACCCACGAACACTGGAGAAACTTTTCGAACATTCGCTTGAGAGAACGAGCTTGCTGTAGCACTGACCCATTGAGAAAAGGCGAGCATGGCTCGGTCGGCAGGTAAAACCTTCTCTCTGGTTGCTCTGTAGGCCTCCGGGTGAGACTCCCACCACGCTTGGGTAGTGGGGTCCGGTTCGGCTCCGGGGAGGGTCTCTAAGTTCACAGAGAAGGTGCCCAAGATTTCTCCTTCAGGAGAAAACGCAGCCGACCCGAGCGAAAGCATGCTGTTAGGTCCGGGGATCGGTCCGTCGGTCTCAACGTCTGTGCTAAAGTATATTTCCATCTGTGGCTAATTTTACCGTGTATACGCTGCAGAGACAAGGGCGGGAAACCGTCTCACCTCTTACCCGGAATAAACAAGTTTGAAACAGGCTCATCTTCGATGCGAATTGCTTCCTTGGCGGTCAGGTCGTTGGTTCCCTCAATACGAGTAAACGTCAGTCCGTACCCTTCACTCTCGGCTTGAGATGCAACGGAGTAGAGCCCGAGCGATCGTACAATAAGGTCACCCTCCGACAACCCCTCTCTTTCAGCGAGCGATCGAAAAGCCTCAGCGAAGTTTACAGGGAGTTCCACTGTAATGGCGGTTGGTGCTTCACGGGGGTCACTAATCCCTGAGGCAACTTGCCGCTCCGCGTCGATGTCTCGGGGGGAGTAAGTTATTCCCGCAGAGTTTGTACGGGTGCGACCGAACATTTGTTCGTCTGTAATGGGTGTTGTTGATTCACGGGGGTCATTAATCCCCGAGGCAACTTGCCGCTCCGCATCGCCACCGTTAAGCTGTTTGTTTGTGTCCATTGTTAGTAATGCTGTGTTTCGTTCGTTAAATGCCACTTTGGTAGTCTTTAGGACTCAATTCTCGGTGCCCCAGTAGTTGGTGTTTGAGCAACGTTCCATGCCGTGTTCGGCTTTATACGACATCCATTCCGGTGATTTCCACATTCCGCTCCAGACACCATTCCAGGTCTTGTGACCCTTTCCGTATTCCTTGTGGTTGTCTGCCGCGTATCGCATGAAATCTCGGCGGCAGTCCTCGCACTCCATGTCGTCAAGAACGGTCATGCGCTCTCGTGAATAGAAAACGAACGACACTCGTTCAGCGTCCGGAGTTTTCGGGATCATCGCGGTGTTGCCGTGAATCAAGCCCTGGTTGTCGCCTGCAATGAAATCTCCGTCGCGAAGGTCAAAAGCGCAACGGATCTCAGGGAACACAAGGTAATGGCCGTCATATTCGCCCTGAGTAATTGCGGTAAGAACGGCGATACCCCCTTCACAGTTATTTCCGTCGTAGTGCATCGCACAGCGGAAATTCCAGTTTAGCGTTAGGGCAGTGAATACCGTCCCGAACAGGTTGTAGTGCGGGTCTTTCACGTTACTGAACCGTTCGTTAAGGCGGTCCCACCGAGGGTTTTCAGGAGTGTTTAGGGTCTCTTTGAGTGCGGAACAAGCGGTTTGATAAATATCAGTGTGACTGACGAACCCTTCGTAATCTCGAACGGTAGTTGCAGTTAGTCGACCGTAGGGGTTACGTGCACCCCTATCAAAAGCACCAATCACGTTGGAATAGCACTTGTTTGAACGGTATTGTTTTCCCACGTATCTGTCGTCGGCACGTTTCGCCTCAGAAACCTTGTCCTTAGACGCACTCCAAGTCTCAGACAGCCAAGTCGGGAACCACTTCGCAAGTTCCCTACCCTTCGCTTCCTTCAGCTCTACTTTTCTTTCTTCGCTCAGCGTTTTCTTGCGAAGTTCCTTCTCGATAGGTTCTAAAGCTTTCTCAATTTCTGGGAAGTCCTTTTTAACATCATTCACTCGGACAGTGAGCTTTGACATGTCGGGGGAGAGAGAAGCAATTTTTAGTGCCTCTTCTACGTCAGTGACTTGACCGGCCATCGCCTTCTTGAAGAAGTTTAGAATACCGTTTGTTACCCTTATCTCGAGTTGAGTAGTTAGTTCTTTACCCGCAACTAGACCTCGTTGGTCGGAGTACAAGTCTCTTGCTGCCCAGCGAAAGTATTTCCAAGTTTCCGGGCTACCTTTCGAACCATCGCGCAGCTTTGGAAAAAGTGCCTTACGAAAGGCAACAACTTTCACTCCGCCCACATAAACGTCGCAGTCTTCTTGAATAAGATTGTCGTAAGAAGTTTCGTCGGCGAAATAGCCAATGTAGTCTTTCGGGTCGCACTCGTATAGTTTGTCGAGGTCGATTCGGCGGGGCTCTTGGCGAGAGCGTAAATCACAGACAACGGCTTCACTTACAGAACAGTTATCGTTGCATTTTTCATTTCCGGGTGAAGCGGCTTTAGAACCCTTCGTTAAATTTTCTGTCTCAAAAGTCATCTTCGGTTGATCAGGATGAATTATTACCCAACGAGGTTAACTGGCTCTTTTTCTTGCGACTAAACAAAAGAGTTGACCCTAGTAAAAGGTGTCACTAATTAACATCAATCACACACTCTTAAAGAGTATTGGTTGGTGTCTCGGGCAAGGTTGAAATAACGGTTAACAGCAGCTTGTATGAACTTTTCTCCCTGTCCTCGAGAGGCACAAGTTCGTTTAGAGCAAGCAAGGAAAGCTGCTTCAGTGTTGGACCAGGTGGCGAACCAAACTGTCGTACTAGTTTAGCGGGAACACTTGGCCCGTAACCTTTTGCACCTGCTTGTTCTTTCCTGTCAAACTCCTGTGCAATTTCCTTGACTACCCACTCTGCCACCTCTTGCACAAAAAGTTCGGTTTTAGACTGGTCTTCACAGAAGTAACGTTCTCCCCATTCGTTCAATTGTTCTTGTTTAGGTCTCATAGTACATGTTTTGGTTGAAATAAAAAGAGACCCGAAGGTCTCACTGAAAGTACTCGAATTTTTGTGAGAACGCGGCCCTCATCACAGACTGCATGTTGCGAGCGATATCGAGGTCTTTGCTGCAATGAACTTTGTCTCCCAGAAGCTCTGGTAAAACAAACGGATAACTCTGTGTAATCTCTTCGTCGTAGAATTGAATGCGGTGCTTAACTCCAGTGCTTTCACAAAGTTTGTTGATTCTCTTTGCCTCCTTCACGAAATTTTCACCGTGGCCCTTAATCCCGTCGTCTCGACACTCAAAATCAAGGTACTTGTGAAGCATCTCGTGCAGGAGAATGCTTCTTGTTTTTACAGGGTCACCTGCAATTACGCGAGAGAGTCGAATGGTTCCAAATCCGCGTCGTGCAGACGTTTTGTATGTGCCCAGGATTCTGCGACCCATGCGACCATCCCACTTTAGAGTGTCATATCGCGACCAAGTTTCTCCGTTTTCGTCTATCCGAGTCTTACAAGGAAGAATTGGTAAGCCCCCGTTGAAGTAGAGGGCGTTAAATTCTGCGTAAATCTCTCCAAGATCGTACATCACCGTGGGATCTGGGCAGAACCGGCGAAAGAACGACTCAGAAAGGGTCGATTTTAGTTCCATACAAATACTATAGCTTCTTACGAGTGAAAAGGGCAAGCGGGGAAACCGTCCTCGAAAGGTTCGGTTAACCGTCACTTGCCCGGTGAAAGTGCTGCTAGAGACTAGCAGATCTCATTTAGCTTTGTAGCTGTATGTGAGTTTCGCTTGGTGCTTACCGTAACTCTGCCTTTTCACCGACCAGGACACAGCCAAGTTCTCCCTGGTCACTTTCTTTCCGCCTCGGTCTTCAAGGGGGAAGTCAAAGACGTCAACAGTGTTTCGCTGAGGATTTACAGCAACGAGCAAGACTGAGTCTGGCTTATCCGCTTCAGTTGCGAAGTTGATGGGGCTTATCTCAGGAGACCCTGCAAGTGCGACCAGTGCGTTATTGGCTCTACGTGAAATAACACGAGTGAACACTCGCAGCCTTTTCCCTGTGTCCGTAACAACGTCCACGTACTTTCCATCCGTTTCGTCAGCAGTTCGGCCCCGGAAAACTTCACGAACGAGGTCTCGCCCCAACCAGCGGGTGTCGAGTGCTACATCCCTCACAGACCCGTCGGGTCGGGGGCTTAGGGTGGGTGCAGTCAGGAATCGCGTAGCACGAAGGAGAATTTGTCCAGCGTGCTGCTTATCAAGGGGCTGAGCAGTTTGGGTAAGCATTTTCGTTGTCGAATTGACTCTTTAACTATACCGTTTCGGTGGGGCAGAACAAAGGGGGTAAACCGCCCTAAGGTAGGGGTTAACCGTTCAACCCCTTCACCAAGTCAGTCATGTTCAGCGCAGTCTACGCTGAAACCCTCCCGAGTCGCAACTATGACGTTGTCAGAACCAAACATGATCTTCATGATCGGCTCCATAACACCTGATGTGAGTAGTTTCGCCAGGGATTGTGTGGACTCAACGTTCACGCCGTCGAACTCAGGGTCTTGGTCTGACCACACACCCTCCTTCTCTCCGTCGTACTCCCCCCAGTGTGTCAAGTCGTCAAGGTCGTCTCCTTCGGCGTTCGTGAAGTACGGGTCATGCACGCTAAACGTACACGGATCCCCATCGTTGAAATACGGGGCGTACTGAGACCAATGTATGGCCTTGATGGCAGGGTTCTTTTCCCAAAACTCAGCAAAGTACTCTTTCAGCCTTTCCTGTGCGACCTTTTGGAATCTCTCTTGTTGCTCTGTAAACTCTTGAATAAGTAAGTCGAGGGATTGTGACATGGTTTAGTCTCCGATTGGAATGAATTTGGTTTGTTTGTTGGGTGACTTGTTAGTGCCAGACATCCACGGTTGTGCAACCATGTTTTTCAGGTACTTTTCGACCGTGGGAATGAACCCGAGGTCTTGAATAATGTGATCTTCGGCGATGTCTCGGGGAGAGTAAGTTATTCCAGCAGAGTTTGTGCGTGTGCGACCGAACATCTGCTCAACGACAAAACACCCGAACGACGAGTGCAGCAATGCCCGGTGACGAATGTCGGGAAAGGCAATCTTGCTACTGTCAATAAAGTCGTCGATGTCGGCGTAGTCGTCGGGAGAGCCTCCGTACTTTCTGGCATGTATCCTCCCGTGTAGAAAAGGTTTCATATCAAATGTGGAAGTTTTAACAAAGTTTTTCGTCAGTCTTGCAAGATCGTGGCTGACTCCATGATGTCTCCCGCTCAAGCCGAACTTTGTAGGTTTCTTTAGAAGTGTAGTACTAAAACTCGGGATCTTTCACTTGACACGGGGGTACGTCCGTGAAGTTCGCCTCTCGTGGCAGAAGCTTGGATACTAGTCGTATGCATTCCCGTGTAATCTCATCAACCGTTTGACACCCGTCGATTGTAACCACGGGGTACCATTTCAGTCCCAGTTGTTCGTTGGGCTTTTGAAATCCCGTAAGTATGCGGTCGAAAAAAGGTCGTTCTGAACGCTCAAATCTGTCTCGGACAGACAGCCCTTCGCCTTCTCGTCGTGAGAGTCGTCTTAGAGACTCATCAACGGGGACGTCGAAAAACAGTTCTAAGTCAGGGTACAAGACTCCGCAGGCAAGTTCGTGGGCTTTCTCTACCGCTTCAGGCCCCAAACCTCGTCCCCACCCTTGATAGGCTAAGGTGCTCGCGTAAAATCGGTCGCATAACACCCAGTTACCTTTTTCCAGCTCTGGCATTATTACTGTTGCAACGTGCTGAGCCCGGTCGGCCATGAGCAGTAAAAGTTCGGCTTTCGGTGTGATCGCAGCCTTAGGGTTCTTAAGCAAGTCTCGCACACCTGGTAAACATCCTGGCTCTCGAGTTGTAACAACCTTGGTCCCTTCGGGTAGTCTCCCACTACGTGATAGCCAGTCAAACACAGCGTGGAGCTGGGTTGTTTTTCCGCAGCCGTCAAGACCTTCAAAGGTTATTAACTGTCCTGTGTAACTCATAGCGAAATTGTTCGAATATAGTTTTGGTAACGGGTAAAGCGACCAACAGACGCTTTCACGTTCAAGCTCCGACAAGCTTCACAGTAGGAGAGAAACTCGTACCACGGGGTTGTGGGATCTAAAGTCTCGAGCTTGGCCTCTGCCCGTGTCTCAGAAGTACCATGGCCCTTAGTCATGTCTCAGCCACGAGGGAGCCCTGAAAAAGTTTGCAAGATCGTCTGGGGACTGTGGTCCAACTAAATGAGAGGAAGGATCCGCAAAGCCGAGGTTCATCCCGTCGATAAGTTCGTCGAGTGACCCCGGCTCAGGCTCCCCCGTGATTGCTCTCCGACGCGCCCTCTGAAGGATCTCGTAGGCGTGGCGATTGTGGTCTGACCATTTCTGAATAAGGGAAATCTCCTCAAAGGAAACCTCATCGTTTCTTGAGATTCGGTCTGCAATGGTTTGTAGTTGAAGTCGTGTGTCAGTAGATAACATTTGACCGGGGGATTGTGGGACTCAGAGGTCGAAGGACGCCAGGGAATGTGCTAAACAGATTTCGTCTGATGCTTGCTTGCATTGTTCGGCGTAGTCAATTAACACCTGGGCGTAGTCGGCTCTGCCGATGTCGTCCACTCGGTCAATGTCACGTTCGAAAGACGCTTGCTTCTCCTTGAGAAGGTCATTGATGAGCAACCAAGTTTCACGAGGCAGGGAAACGGAAATAACAGGATCAATTCTCATGGTTGTTGTTTGGTGTTTTGAGTAGTTGTTTGGCACCGTGGGCGCACCACGAAGTTGCTCTACCATAAAGTTTGCAACAAGCTCCTGTCTCTCTGGCACGACATTAGGTAGGTGGAAGCTCATTTCGGCCATGGTAGCCATTATGTCTCTTCTTTTCCTAGGGGGGTGGTGCGAGTGTGTATGAGTCATTGCATAACCTGAACGCAAGGAATCCCAAGTTCTCTCACAACTTTACAGTTGTCTTGGTTGTCGTCGTACCAAAGCGAAGGGCGTCCGAAATCTTCAATAATTGCGAGAGCTTGCTCGGTCTTAACGTAGTGGTCGGGGCGATCGTCCCCGTCCTCTCTCATGTATAAGGCGTCGAACTTAACACCCACACTTTGTAGCCAGTTTTCTGAGTCGGCTCGAAGACGATTTGGGCGAGCAGTGGATATAAGGATTGTAATACCGGATACAGCTAGAGATACTGCAAGTTGAACGAGTGGCAAATTGGCTCGAAGCGTTGCAACATTATCTTCGTAATACCACTCACTCGTAAGTGTCATATCAATGTCAAACACTACTAAGGGGTTATTTTTAGGTGTCACGACACAAGGGCAATATAAATACTGTCTAGTTTTTGAAGCAATATGTTCATTTTCGCTGCCTCGCTCACAGCCAAATCAAGCTGTCCACGTGTCACATAAGTTGCAATAACCTGACTCGCTTGTGCCCTGAAGGTGGAGGAAAAGGCTTCGGCACACTGAGCTAAAACGAGCCAGTCTGAGTTGGGGAGACTCACCGAACGGTGAATTTCTTCACCTTTACACTGTGTGAAGACCTGTGTAATCGCGGAAGTATGGCTCATAGGTTATGATTGGGGTTTTTTGGCCATTTCAAGCTGAGCCTTGTAGAGTGCCACCCTCTTCTGGGTACCCTTCTTAACAAGGTTCAGATGGTTGAGTGTTCGAGTGGGGTTTGTTGGTTTCATTGGGTATGGTGTCGCCTCTTGTGAAGTTGGTTTAGGAAGAGAAAGCCCCCTATCTTAGTGAAAACCTCGATTGGTTGCCACCTTAGGTACGAAGAGGTAAGATACCACTTTCCTTCGGCATTTTTGTAAACTTTCCCCACGAGTACATCCGTAGTGGGGCACTTGTAGGTTACGAACGAGGGGAAGTTAAACCCAACTCGAAGGGGTGACTTGTACGGGGCAGGTTTATCGTACACGGTTGACCTCCTCCCAGTAGTCCGATCGTGGTTTGCTGGTTTTCGTCACATCTCTGACTCGGACCGTAGCTCTTCGCTTTCTAAGCATTTCAGCCAGGGTGGCCCTAAGTTTAGGGTCCGTGGTGGTATTATAGGCTTGTTCGAGTCGCTCGTAAACTGCGGCCCGGTTCGGGATCTGCAGGTTTTCCTTGTTCAGTACCTCAGAGCTGAGGTCCAGGGTTCCTAGTTTACCTTGGATTTTGTTCCTTCCGAAGTTCCCCGAGACTCTGCCGTTCGTTCGCAGTTTCGGCTTAATTTTGCTTAAGTTGCTGTTTTCCATGTCCTACACATGCTACACAGAAAGGTTGCGAGAAGCTTCGCAGGAGTACTGGAAAGCCAAGTCCATGAGGTAGTCCTCTACTTGCCTGAGCTTTTCAAGAGCCGCTTCCCGTTCCTCGCAGAATAACTCCCATGCTTCCTCATCCCTAGTACCGCGAGAGGGGCAGTTCACTTGGGCAAGTTTCTTTCGGGCATCGTGAACAGACGCCCAAACCCCGTTGTACTCAGACGCAAGGGCAGAAGCATTAGTTTCACTCTTCTCAGTGGCAGGGGTGCAGGTCATTGCTTTGCTTGCGGGTGGGACTGAGGAGTCAACTTTTGAAGGAGGCAGGCGCGGCGAGCTCTCGCTTGGCGAAGAGCTTGGGGCTTGGTCCTGCCCTTTCGTTTCCGACCCTTTTGGCGGGGTCCAAGTTTGGAGCGGACTGAGTCGTTTTCCATACATTTACTATACCGTTTCTGCGAGGCAGAAACAAAGGGTGGAAACCGCCCCATGAAGGGGGGTCTAACCGCCCACTCACCCGCAAGGACTAGTTAGGGACTGGACTGTGTATTAGCCCAAAGACGTTCAGGGTTATTCCAACTACGATGACAGCTACCACATCCCACTGCTTTTTCTTTACAAAGAAGGGAAGGCTCAGAATGCTTCCTGTAATCAGAATTAATAGGCCCACCTTGCGGTCCAAGAAAAGCAAAACAAATTGTCCAACTACCAACGCAATATTTCCAAGGATGCGGATGTAAGTGAGTCTGGGGCGGACACGTGGGTATTTCATGGTCCGAAGGTGTGATCGGTAGTTATTCGTCCTACGAAACAACCTTGAGTGTTTTCAGAATCTTGCTCAACCGTGCTGGCTTCAAGTACGACTTGAACTCTAAACCCTCAAAGAGTGCTTCTACACTCTGTTCAGACGGCGGTGAAGATGCGTACCACGACATGTCGGGGACGTCGTTCTCAAGAGTGACCAAGCGAAGGTTACTAAAGAATGTGGACGCAGCGGGAATAACCTTAGGGTGAAATGCTATACGATCAGCAAGGGACAACTCTGAGTTTGTACCGCTGGTGTGGCACTCTTGGATTATCTTCACAGCGGTCTTAGGGCCAACGCCGGAGACACCTGATATGTTATCTGAGGAGTCCCCAGACAAAGCCTTGAAGAACTTGACGTCTGAGGGGGGAACACCGAAGTGCCCTTTAACACCCTCAATGTCAACCAGCTCCATCTTCTTAGCTGAGTTGAAAAGCAGCACCTTTACCCTGTCGTTGACAAGCTGAAGCAAGTCCTTGTCGCAAGTCAAAATGTGAACTTCACTATACCCGGGAGAGTTACGAGAAATATGGGCTACAACATCGTCCGCCTCAAAACCCTGGGCACCCACTGGCGAAAAGCCAAGAGCTGGAAGGACGTCTTCAACCAGGAGGGAAAGGTCGGAGTAGTGCTCAACGCTGGCTTTTTCTCGGTTCGCCTTATAAGTACCAGATTCTTTCTTGCGAAAGTTCCCACCCTTATCGGTACAAGGAACTACGCAATCGTACTCGTACTGAGCCATTACGGCGAATAAGGCGTTGCAAAACCCATAAGTCCCAGTTACCGGTGCTCCATAGCTCGTAACCATTTCACCCATAGCTCGACAGAGAGCTGAGCGAGAGCGAAAGAATAGCGCGGATGTGTCTACGAGAAGCAGTTTCATTGTTTAGGTTCTGGTGTGGTTTTAGTGTCGGAACTTGGCTCTATACTAGTCCTTGTAAGGTTACCGTGAGAACTGGTGAAAAGTATTTTGAGTGACGTTGTAAGCGGTTAGGCGACCCTTCGTCTTAATAAACGCACCCGTATCTATATTTACGCGTTGTCCCTTCACAACGGGACGGTGGTCCTGAGGTGGTTCCTCGAAGTTGGTTGGTGTGTGACCATGAACGACTTTCTTCAGCCGTGGGTTCCACCCTTCGAACTCCGGCCCGTATTTTAGAAAAGGTTGTCGAATCCACAGGAGTGCCTCGCCTCTTCCATCGACAATGAGCTTTGCAGGGTCGTGACCAGGGTACACCCCTGCGTGAATGAAAAGGGTATCTCCAATTGTCATATACAAGGGTAGATTTCGAATCCACTCCTTATGTTCCCTCTCCATGTCACCCACTTGGTCATAGTTTCCCCCGTTTCGAATCCACAGAACGTAACTACTTGGGTCGTCAAGGGCGTCAAGAAACATCCTCTCGTGGTTCCCCATCAGGGCATAAAAGGCTTGAAGCCCCCAACTTTCCGGATCGTCGAGGAGCTTTTTCGTATACTCCAAAACTTTCAGGTCGCCCCTACCACGATCAATCATGTCACCTAAAAGTATGACGGTGGCTTGAGACCCTTTCACCCAATTTAGAAATTGTTCGAAAAGAGTCCAGGTCGCGTGAATGTCCCCCAGAGCAACTACGTCCCCCGGCTGTATTTTGTTGTCGTAAGTTATCATCTTGTCAGTATATGAAGTCAATACGGTGGAAGGGTTCGTTGATATTCTTGAGGGAAGCTTGTAAGGAGGCGTGCATGCGCTCAATCACTTCTTCCGGAACCCTACGCTCGCGAGAAGCATTCTGGCGCAGGCAAACGGTGAGGGGCTTGTCAAGGACAACAGCGGTGATTTTGCAGTAACCGTACGAGTTTAGCATAGCAACTGCTTCCTTGCGGTAAGCTGCCTTGTAGTGGGTACCATCCATAACTATAGTCCGACCTACACTCTCCTCCAGAATCTCAAGCATGCGGTCGTGGATTTCTACGTAATTTCCTTGAATGTCCGCGTTCCCGTAGAGCTCAGCGCGGATTTCATCGCCGGAAATTACAACGGCATCTGGGTGTAAAGCCAGTAGTTTGGATACATGGGTTGACTTACCGGAGCCGGGGGCACCGACCATCACGTATGCTTCGAGGTTGTTTTCCATATTTATATTATACCGTTATTCCTCGTCAGGGCAAGGCGGGAAACCGCCCAAGGACAAGCGGTTTACCGGCCAACTTTAGCTTTTGGTCTCAGACCGGAAAAAGTTATACTCTTCAACCCACTCATGAAGAGGGTCCTCATTCACAACGTCCCCACTGTTGTTCACATAGTCTTGAACCACCCAGGCAATCTCTCTAAACTCCAGGTCGTTCCAGGGCCATGACGCACCCACTTTGACGCCAGGGCAGCCCTTAAGCAGACGCCTTAACTTTTCTTTGAGCTTTTCGGAACTTTTCATTGTTTCTCAAGAGTGTTGCAAGTTTTAAAGCGTACCTATTCCCCTGAAAAGGTGCAGGGTTTTTGCCTTGGTCTAAAACCTTTCTCAGCGCCGTGCTCGAACCACTTCGTTCGTTCTCATGAAAAGAGACTCCGAAGGTGTGCGAAAGCTGCAATCCGAGTGAAGCTTGGTCGGACCCCAGAACGAGAACCACTTCGCTTGGCTTCCTGCTTTTTAGAACATCTGACAACCCCGCATAGGGATCGATGGCCTTTAGAAATGATACCCTACTCAGGTCAATGCTCGCTTGGCGGCACAGCGTCCGCAGAAGTAAAACTCGAAGGTCCCAGTCGTTGTTCTGTCTCCCTAAGGACACATAAACTTTAGCGGTCGAACCAAGGGTGAGCAACTTTTTAACTAGCTCAACATGGCCGGGGTGGCCTATGTTAAACCTCCCGAACGTTACAGCGGTTTTCACAGATGTTTTCTAAGTGTCAGGTGTTTTAGGGTCCGGTTGTCCCGTCAGGTCGAGCAAAGGGGCGTCAGGGTCGTAGTGCACGTATCCCTTTCGAGAACCTTGCCACATTCGGCTAGGGTCCATGCTATGTTTGTCCGCCACCCCCTTTCCAGCTAACGCGGCAAGGGCTTTGATAAAGACATGGGTCGTTTCGTAGGAAACATTTAGATTCACATCAACTTTCCACAGGAGTCGATATGAGCTCTTTCCAGGGTGTTGACCGTCAGAAAACGTTCGGTAAGCGAGCCAAGGCTTGTAGCCTAGCTCAGTGTAAAGCTTGACCATTTTCTCGGGATGAACTTCGCACTTGTCAAAGTCCACTCCAATGAGAGTTTGCGTATGCCAGCACAAACGCTGATACTGAAGTTCCATGAGGTCGAGTCCTTTGAACAGGCAACCGTAAAAGGTGCAACCTTTCTCGGTAACTAGCTCAAGGAAGACCCCGTCACTGAGCGACTCCCAGGGCCTTTGAATCATGTAGTCCCGAAGCTTTCCGTACTCCTGAAGTGTTTCAGGTTTTTGTAGGCGCCCTCGGGGGTCAATTTGGCAGAGAATACTTTTCGGCACCTTTCACTTGTCGGTTGGTTAGTTGAAGATGAATCTTTCGTTAAACTCAGCTTTTATGTCCTGAAACTTTGCCCTAACCTTCCTTTCTAAATCAACTTCAGGCACACCGTAGATAATCGCAGGCCAAAATAAGTCCCCAATTCTGCCGTCTCCGCCACCATCCCAGTTGTTAAAGGAATGTTGTGCAACTTGTTCGACGAAGGAATTAAGCGGGAGAAGCTTTGGCATATTCAATCTTGTTGAGGGGGCTAACGAGAAAGAACCAGCAGCCGTTGGCCATCCAAGAGTGCGTTTCCCTATCGTCAAAAACTAGCGCGTCCCCCGGCCTCATCAATGTCATTTTTCCGCCAGCGTAAAATTCGCCTTCAGATATGAGCTGGCTGCCGTAGGGAGCCTCGTCGTCAGGCGTGTGCCCCCCGAGATAAACCAGCAGAGACAAGCCTGTCATCTGGTAGTCTTCGTGCGAGCCTACGGACCCTTTCCCGTATACAACCGTGGCGCCCTCGCGGCGCATATTGTCAGACGGGTCGGGAAACCTGTATTGCTGGCCCGTAAGGTTCAGAAGCGTAAGAGCCTCGGGCAAAGTGGCGCGAAGCCAGTCTGGAACTGACCTAGTTCCAACATCCCCCAGAGTCCACAACCGTGGGTCAGACCTTCGGGTACCCGCCGCAGCTTCTGACACCGATCGTAGGAGTTTCTCAATAGTGAAGTTAGGGACGGTAACCTTGCCGTCAATTTTGATGGCACGCTTCATACTTGGAGAACTAAGCTCGCTTACACACCCATTATAACCCCTTTGACTCGGGAAGGCAAGGGTGGAAACCGCCCTTTTCATAGGGTTTTAAGCATAGTCCGCAGAATCTGAGACTCTTCTTCCTTTGGCCCTAGTATCCAGTGTCGCTAGTGCGAACGTCGGTTCGTCAAAGACCAACGTCAAGGTTAAGCTCGTCAAGAGCACTTTGAACTTCCGACCTTCCTGTGTTCTCGTAGACCACACTTCCCCCACAACCCCCACTACCCGGGAAACCCTCAACAAATTCGTCAAGGTCGTCTAAGTCAGCGTACTTTTCAATTAGGTCAGTGTACCCTGCGTTAAGCACGGCCTGAAAGAAGCCGTCGTCGTCAAGCTCGTCAATTGCCGCTTTCACGGAGAGGGAGTATACGCGGATAACTTCGCTTATTGGTGCGTTGTTAATCACCCGTGAAATTACTTCATTCACGAATTCTGGTTTGTCTTTAATTGTCATTTTGCATGTGTATAACGGTTTCTTTAGCGCCGTTGAACCTCTATGTGTTCAAAGGGGAAACCGTAAACGGAAGAGGGGGGATTTGAACCCCCGGAGGTTTAACCCTCTACAGTGTTCGAAGCTGCTGCTTTCGGCCGCTCAGCCACTCTTCCTTGTCACCGTGGTGGGCCACTCCTGTGTCGTTCACCGAAGATGGCCTTTGTGTGGGTTCTTTAACGAGTTTTCGGCTAGTTGAAACTAAGTAGGCGCGTAGGGAGTCGAACCCTAACTAGCCGGTAATCTGCCGGAGAGGACTTTATAATGGTCCCTGTGCACCGTACACCACGCGCCCATGAAGGGGGAACCACCGTGTGGGGTGGAACCCAAGGTAAAGCTCAGACAGAGGGAGTTTGAACTCCGAACGCCAAGTCAAATTCGTCAAGAGCACTTTGAACTTCAGTGCTGGTGCTCGCCTCGCTAAGCTTCAGAAGGAGCTTTGCTCCCCTGGGGCTTTTGTTGCTAATTCGTGCGGCACGATCAACTATTGAAAGATTTGCCATTTTGTATTGTTGTTGTTTAGTGTGGCTGCAAAGGCAGCCGACGCCCTGAGAGGGATTCGAACCCACGACCGGTGTCTTAGAAGGACAGTGCTCTTCCACTGAGCTACCAGGGCTTTCATGACTAGAATAGCGTCCCACAGGGGGTAGTAAACCTTATCTGCAAGGCACCCCTGACTTAAGCCCCCTCTCCCGCGTCATTGGACTCCCCTCTCACCCACTCAACCCAGTAGTCTCGCGGGCACCGCATGTTTGCCATGGTTGTCTTAGCGGGAAGAAAGCATCCGCACACGTCACAGGTTGAGCTTTTTTCATTGAAGGAGCCGCACACGTTGCTCTCACAAAGTGCGAGTCGGTCCTTTGCCACTTGGCGAGGGGCAAACGACGGATCGTCCAGCATTCGTTTAGCTGTGTCAATCAAGGATGCGCCGAAACTTCTGCGGCAACACTCTGGCTCTTTATTCGTTTGTTCCAACGTTGCTCTGCGAAAGGTCTGTACAGTGTAATTTACCCGGATCAGTCCGTAAAGGTGCACAAGACCGAGAGATGCTTGTACAAAATACTCTCATCGAAAAACCGGTACTCCGACGAAAACTTTTCTCTCTGCTGAAAGTGTTCGAGCTCTTTTAAGGTGGACCTAACAACCGGGCAGTCTGAAACGTAATCCTTGTACCAGAAAGTGTTGAACTTTGGAATGTACTTCCACCTATCTCCGTGCGGAATCCAAACTTTTTCAAATTCTATTTCGAATAGTGAGAACGGGTCGTCCCATTTTTCAGGATTTACGACGCTTAACTGCTGCACGATATCTTTCGTATCGTCGAGAAACCACTGAAAGTGCGTGCTGTTGGGGGATACTTTCCATGTTAGGTTGACAATAAGATAGGGGATGTCGGGAAAGTCCCCTGACTGCACCGAAACCTTCTCGGCCACCCTTAAGCTAGTGATTGCCGTTTTCATCTTCCTCCGAAATGTTTGAAACTTCCGGGGTTCCCCTCAAAAGAAGCGTCTCAAAGAATTCGACCACGTCTATGCGATTAGTCGTATCAACTCCCGCCGTGCGACAGAACTCGATTGCTTCGTACTCAAAGGGGAAGAACGGGTTGGACAAGCCGAAAGATTTAAGTCTCTGCAGGAAACAGTCTCGGATTGCGCCATAAAGGGGCGGGAAATCGGACTCGTTAAGTTCGACGGTGCGTTCAACTTTCGACGGTGCGTTATACGTGATTTTCATACTACTCAGTGGGGTGTACTGAATGGGAATTACGTTCAATAACTTGTTCCAGGAAAACAAGTGCTTGTTCGTCAGTGTCGAAGAAGTGGCCTGCTGCATTCGATCCGAGAAGCACCTCTCCCGCTTCTTTAGGTGTGAGAGTAAAAGCACCAACCCCTCCCATAACCTGCGCGAAGCCCGCCAGACAGTGAGTGGTCCCGCACGTGTGAAAACCTGCTTCGTTCGATGGTTCCTTCCAGAAGGACCAATCTTCGTAAGTTGTTCTGTCAGTGTCAAACCAGAGCTTGTGCCACCTCTCCATGTGGAGGTTTTTCCGGTCGCGCTCAACAATCCATAGTGCGACATGGAGGAGATTGGCTTCCTGTTGTTCGGGTGTCAACCCTCCCAAGTCTTCTACGTTTCTGTACGTGCACTCCTCTAAGGCGTCAAGGGCGAGTAGGAAATTCGCCGGGATATGCGGGAGCGGAGGGAGCCCTTGTGATGTGCACATCCGGTGAGCAACCCGAGTGGCTTCAGCTGGCGTCAGTGTTGTGGTCATTGTTTCGTTCAAAGGGGTAGTTTGTTTGGAAAGAGTCGCGCAGGTATAAGGTGCGGGGCTTTGCCCAACTGAGCAAACCTAGGGGAACAGCCTACGTGTCACAAAGTAAGTTGAGACACCCTGGTCGCTGCAAATGTAGAGGCTCAAGGGCTCTTGGGTTATGTACACGGAGGCACGAGCCGAATTGCTCAGTAACTTGCACTTTTCAGCTAGGACTTTCTCTTCTTCTCTCTCAGTCTTGGCGGCATGCTCATCGGCTCTACGGATGGCCACGTCAATTGCCGCCACCACTTGAATTACTAGTCCGAGTGCCGCAGTAAAGAACACAAGGCCAACTACAGCGCGAACGTACGGGTTTTCGGGTTTCATACTTCGTGTCGAATGCGGTATTTCATTGGATGGTTGACGGTGGAAGGTGAGCTGATTAACTTTAGCGTGTGCACGGCAAGGGAGAGGGGGGCGGGAAACCGCCCATTCCCCGTGGTGAGATCTTAGGAGCGGGACCCTTGGGCCCGGTACCCTATGGCTAGCTTTTCCTAGAAAAGGCAAGGCAAGGCGGGTAACCGCCCTTCTAGTTCGGTGGTGATGGCGAAGAGTTCGGCGCGGATCTGCTCGCATTGGGTGATGCAGCAGTCGTTGCCGCAGGGGTCAGGTGGCACCACTTGATCCGCAGCGACTCGGAGAACGGCAGCGGCATCTGCTATCGCTTGTAACTGCACGGATCGAGGCTCCGCTTCATTTAAGACAGTGTTCAGAACCGCCTGAGCGGACCGGGAACGGTTTGTCATTTGAATCGCTTACACGCTATAATCATGCCGCCTTTACTAGGGGGAAGGCAAGGCGGGAGACCGCCCTTCCTTTAGGGCTGAGAGTCCCCACATCACAATCAATCTCTTTCCCACAATTGGGAGCACCGTTGACTACACTTTAGCGGCCTGAGCGGGTAGCTCATTTTGGCCCTGAACGCATTTCTTTGTACTTCTTCTGCGTTCCTGCCTGTCACAACCATTTGAGTCTTGCACAATGCATCGTTGCCAGATAAAGCGGTGCAAAGCGCCAAGATCGCAATTGAAACTCTGTTCATTGTTCGTGTGAAAATGGAACCGGCGGGACTCGAACCTGAAACCGAACCTTAGACACCCGAAGTACCTTAACTTGCGGGCTTTTCCGGCGAAGAGCCAAGTTCCTGGGATGCGGCTAGATAGTCTTCGATGGCTGCATGAAAGTTGGATTCAAATTCAGCTATCGTTTCGCCGTGAAACGAGATAATGTCGTCGATGTCTAGGACACGACCAACAATAATCTTGTCTTCAGTATCGAAGACCATACTGGCTGTGTAGTCTTTGTAGGCCATGGAATTGATCATGGCTTTCCGCACCCAAGTAGAAGAATACGGTTCAATAAGCATGTACAAACCTTCCTCAAACTTCCCCGTAGAGAGAATGATTTGGAGGGCTGTTTGAGTTTGTTCGTGAAGTTGCCTGTACTCCTCTTCCTGTGACTCGGTCAATTCTTCTAGGTCTTCTCCAGTCAGAATTTCGTGTATGTCTCCGATAACCCAACTGTTGCCATACGGTCTTTTCGGGTCTATTTCCGGAGCACCGAATTCACAGTTGCTCCACCCAACGTGCATTCTTCTCAGCAGTTTCAGGTGGTTTTGAGTTAGGAGAAATGAGGTCTTGCTGTTAGTCATAGTAAAAATGGGAATGGGACCGGCAGGACTCGAACCTGCAACCGCGCCTTTAAAAGAGGTAATTTAATTGCTGATGTATCTTTGTCAAGATAACTTTTCGTGCTCTACCAGTTGAGCTACGGTCCCGTATTTGCTCCGAAAACTACCTGGAGCAATATTGAAAGTTTTTCTTAGCCCTTGAGCTACTCTCCAATTTTAGTGGGTTCAAAGGTTAAATTAAACCACTCCCCGTCAGAGTTACAGAACAAGAGCTTAGAGTCGCTATCGTCAGGGTAATGCCAGATCAGCATGTTCTTTAACGATTTGTTTTGGGAGTTTTTGGGTAGGGTCTTACCTCGCTTCAGTCGATACAATACGTCATGCCCTATCCCTTTACTCGGCACGTCTAACCGTATGCCCTTGTCACCGTCAAAACCTGCTTCAGTAGGTGTCATGTCTTTTTGTTGGGTCTACGTTCGCTTGGCAAATTACTTGGATCGAGAACAAAGGTCTTTTACTACCATTATGGAGATAAAGTTTGGGTTTAACTAGATAGTTGTTTTTCCCAAGAGAGTTAGGGTAAATCGCTGAACTATCTACGTTTCCCATAGAGAAACAATCGAAGAGGCAAGATTCGAACTTGCGTATGGCGGTTCCTTTTGCGTATTGGGTAGTTGCTGAATTACCTAAGCTAGGTAATCTTTTTGCATTACCGCTGCCTAACCACTTGGCTACTCTTCGGTTTTCGCACCGCTTTGCTGGGTGGAGGTTAAGGGGGCGAGGAGTGGAACCTTGAGCTCCACATCCGTATCATAGGTTGGAAGTGCTAGGGGTAAACGGAATCAAGCAGAGACCCTTACTCGGGGCCTATCGCGGGGCACCACCCATGTACTCTCGAAAGGCGTTCATAAAGTACCTTACGTCCTTCTCGTAAGATGTGTCAGGGTCGTACCACGAGAAGGGGACTTTTGTGATATCTTCTTGGAGAAAATAAGGTCATACTTGGCTTCATCGGAGAGCTTAGACTCGTAGATTGAGTTGGCCTCCCTGTACACTCTGCTTAGCTCATCAAAGCCACCTGCTCCACTTGCTTCTTCGTTCAACTCCAGGGCACCTTCGTACCACTCTTCGAGGGACTCCACAATTTCTCCAAGCCTTGTGGCGTAGGTGTGTTGGTCGTCCCTCAGTAAACTGTCACGAAAAGAGCGCAATTGACTCAGGGGTTTGTTAAACTTCCACATTGCTTTATGGCTAACGGAGAAAGGAGGCATCCCCCGAGAAGATGCTGTGTACTGGGGTGTTTTCCATACATGAACTATAGCGGTTTTGCTGAGCGAAGGAAAGGGTGAAAACCGAACCGCTAGGGGCGGTTAACCGCCCTGGCTCAAATTTGTTACTCGTCGAGTTCCCTTGTACAACTCGATAACTTCACCATCTTCCGACACTCTTACGTCGTAATGGCGGTACTCGGTTGGTATTTCGTGTCCAACTAAGGGTGTGAAGTCTCTTAGAAAGTTCTCCCAAGAAATAACATTGTCTAGGCCACGACTTCGTAAGTTTTCTACAAGACTGTCGTACTCCTCCCGCAAAGAAGAGGAAAAGGGAGCCCACTCGCTATGCGATTCACTTGGTTGACCTTGCATACAAATTCGACAGTAGCAGAAGCAGAATGAGTGACAAAATGGACACAGAGCCTAAGATTACGATTGGGCTAAGCACCGAGACCCATGGCCAGGATATTTGCCCCGTTAATTTCAATCCGATGAGAAGACCCTGGGCTGTCATTAACGAAGCTGAGAGATTCGTAAACATTAGTTATTTCTCATGTGTAAGTACCTGAAGAATCATCCAAAGGGCTCCCAACCCAAGTAGAAAAATTGGCACAAGAGTCGGTGAAAGCACTGTGAGCCAGGGCCAGGAAACCTGACCCGCTACCTTCAAAGTTATGAAAACGGTTTGCAGAACGATGCAGAGGGCACCCGGCAATTTGATCCAGATCATGCTCCTTCAGCAAATACGGCACCGACAGCGTCGTACCTTTCAGTGTAAACAGCGTCACGCATAACCCCTACAGGCGTAATTACCCCGCCAGTAAGCACAGCTTTCAGGATTGAAGGGCTGCACCCGGAGACCAGGCAAGTTCCCGTGTCATGCATTTTCATAGGTACGTTGCCGCTAGAGCTAACATTCCAGAAGACAAGTTCCGGCAAGGAATACCCTGCTTGAGCATACTTGATTCGCACCGCCTCAAAGTTTGTCACTGAGTTGTTTCTGCAGCAGGAATCAAACTGCATGTCTGAGACAATGATGAGCTTGCGAGGCATTTCCCCTTCAGGAATATGGTTCCTCGTTGCGGTAGCCAACACAAGATCGAAGACTGCTTGCAGGTCTGTATTCATGTCCCACTTGGCTCGACTAAGGTTATTAACACGCTCAGCAATGTTTCTCCCGGTGACAGACTGCAGCTTCGGGCTTCCTGAGAAGGTTAGGAACTTATCCTTCCATGCCCCGGTGTTACGCTCAGCGATGTACATCGCCAGCGAGATTGAAACCGCCATGGGCATGCCGCCGTTCTGGCCCATAGACCCCGAGACATCAGCAACTACAAGGCCGTTTAGCTGCTCTCCCTCCATGTAGTTGGGTAGAGCCTCCCACATTAAGTTTAGAGTCTGATCGCTCTTTTCACCCCCGTAAAGGTACTTGTGCACGATTTCGTAAGGGTAGATCGTACCGGCATTGATTTTTGCCTCACCTTTCTCTACCGAGTCAAGGTAGGATTGGTAACGGTTGCCGTCGCGCTTTGCAAAGGCTTTGCGGTACATAAACCCTGCGCGAGAGGGCAACACACCGTAGTCAATGCTTTCCCACTCACGGGCACACATTGGCTGCTCAACAATCTTGACTTGTGACCTGAGGGCAGTCAGAGCCTTGCGGTACTGCCTCTCGGTCCAACCCATTTCCTTGGCGATAAGGCGGCCAACTCGCTTGGATTCTTGGCTCGATGCGTTAATGGAAGGCAGCCACTTTGCCAGAAGTGAAACGGACTTTCCAATTTCCGTGTTTAGATCGGCGTTAAGCTGTTCTTTAATCACTTCGAGTGCAACGTTCCACACGGAAGTTCCTTCGAGTGCAACAAGGTCGTCCCAGCGCCCGTACTGTGGAATTAGCCCGACGAGTTTCTCACCGACAGCGGTGTCATTGCGGACGAGTTCCTTAAAAACTTCTCGAAAGATCTTTCGCTCTCCCTGGCCCCCACGAATGTCGCGTGCCCAAAATAAGATTCGAGTTGCGGTCTCAGGGGCGACGGCATAAGCAAGATTGAATAGGCGAGTTGCTTCGCTGATGTTGTCACGGCAAGCTGCAATCTTTCCAAAAAGGTCCAGGCACTTAGACTCGGTGGACTTGTATGCCTTTGCACCGTTTGCAGTGGTAGTTTGGTTAAACTCGTTTTCGAGTGCGTTTAAAAAGGTTGTCATTTTCTCAAGTTGATTGTTTGTTTGGATACAAATTAAAGCTGTATCAACTTTGCTCCCGTCCAAATGAACTAAGGGAACTTTAGTGGGTTTACAGTGGTAGCTTCACTCACCAAGAGGCACGGTACACGAAAGTCCAACTCCAGTCTCCATCAGGGATAGCAGGGTGGTTGAGGACTTTCTCCAGGACTTTGACTGTGTGTTCAAGGTCGGCGTAGTAATTCTCACCGTAGTCTGTCGAGCCGAAGAAGAATCCCCCTTCGGTGGGTAGGATCTCCGCAGGGTTTACTGTGTTTGTTTCCGCAGGGGTGTCCCTACTTTCGAGGAGTTTTTTGCACCGAGAGAGAAGTTCTACCAAGTCGTCTCGGCCAACATCAATGTCTTCGCAGTTGTCTTCCCCCTCAGATAGATCCACAAAGAACTTGTGAATGTGGTTGGCTTTACGCCAGTAAGCAACTTCGACTCGCGTGTAAAGACTGTTGCGCCTAACGGCTGCAAAGTCGGTCAGACCCAAAGCTGTTACAATCTTGTTTTACGTTTCTTTTTCTTCGTCGGACGAATGGTCGTAGTTGCCAAGGTATTTCTCAGCGTAAAGGTAGGAGTCAAGTCCCATGGTTTTGCGAGGTTGGTTGATCAGGAGTTTGGGTCGGACGGCGGTGCAATCAGCGCAGGTTGTCCGTACCTGCGATCTCTTCTTGAAGACGTTCAATAGCTCCACGAACCATACCTTCCCAGAAGGAAGGGTCAAAGGCAAGGTCAACGCCCCTATCTACCCATTCCTCAATTTTCGTTTCGTGAATGGTGTCGCGTCCAGACTTTGTGAATCGGCCACGGGACTCGTTCCAAATCTGGCCAAAGTTGTCGAAGTTCATTGTTTTGTTAAGAAGTAGAGTTGCGGTTGTTGGTTTTCCTCGTACCGTGAGTAGCCGATAAAGTCACCCTTATCGCCGGCTACCCACGGTGAAATCCATTCAAAGAACTTTTGAATCTCTCCCTGGTAGTTCTTAATGTCGCCTTTTCCTAGAATCGCCCATTGCTTCGAGATCGTGTCTCGTTCCAGGAACTTGCAGTGTGTTCGTGGAGTGTAATAGCTGCCGTCACTGAAAAGCCAACCCCAGCGGTCTGGAAGGTCCTTCAGGGCCTCTCTTTTCGAGTCTTCGTCGAGCTTTCCGCACATTGCCTTGAGAACGGTAATGACGTCGTCGGGTGTCGATGCTTTGAGGTCAACGTTGACGTAAATCTCTGTATACATTCCCATGTTTTCTTTGCGGTTTTCTTTGGGTTATGGTGCCAGTGCGATGGTTTTGTAAGGGTATACTAGCGTGTTTGCTACGGGGAAGCAAGGGGCGGCTTCCCGCCCTTACCCCCGGACCACACTCACTTCGTGTTAAAAACACCCTCAGAAAGGGAGAGCACGTTGGCACCGTTAATCAGAATTTTCTGAATACTGCCGTTTTTCATGGCTTCACGGAGAACCTCAAGACGTTGGTACTCAAGAGACTGCGAAGTCACTGTGGATGCCAGTGCCTTGTTTTCCTCGGCCTTAAGTTGAGCTGTTTCAGTCTTAACTTGCTGCTCTTTTAGGCCAGATTGGGCGGCAACTACACGATTCACCGATGCCACCAAGTCGTCCGGTAAGTCAGCTTTGCCTACGATGGTGGAGTCGACGGTTATTCTACCGTCAAGGCCGTTCTTTCGAAGAGCTTCGGACAGGTTGGTTTTGATTGTGTCTTGAATCTGTTCTAGGCTGCTGTTTACAGCTAGTGCGGGGAACTCATCGACAGACTGATTTACGGCGGATGTAATCAACCTGGAAATGTAGCTGGACATTAGTTGAAGCTGACCATTTTCGGCAATCCCGTGATTAGTCAGATCGTAGTTGGTGAAGAACTCGTAAAGGGAGTTAGGGTTGATGCTGTATGTTACAGTAACATCCATCTCTTTCATGATGGTGTTGTCCTTGGTCTTCGGGCGAAGGTCGTTTGCAGTTACCGTGATCTTTCGGGTGTTGAACACCTTAATGGATCCGAACCCGTCGTACTTAATGCCTGGTGTCAGAACCTCGTTTTTCACTTGGCCGTCGAAACCGACATAGAGCCCGTTTTCACCGGTGTTGATCGTAGTGAACTGACCAGCGGTGAGGGCGAGAAGGAGAGCACCGGCACCAACGCCGATACCAATTTTTGCGAGTGACATTTTGAATGTGATTTTGAATGTGAGTGGTTTGGAATTAAGGCTGAGCTAGTCTTTAGTTACACCGGCGTAAATAAACGCACATGCAACACAAAGGAGGAGTGCGAGCGGTACAATTTTGAGGAAGAACACCACTGGAAGTCCCCTCAAAAGAAGAATGAGCAAGAGTAGCGATGCTCCAGCAGCGACACCAAGAACTCGTATTAGCATGTGGGGTTACAGGGTAGGGAGCTAAGCAATTTTCCAGTCTTCAGCGTCACGAAACTCAAGGGACTCAAACCCGTCGTAGTCCGTAACCCTAAACATAACCCCTTCAGGTACCCAGTAAATTGAAAGTTTTCCTGCGCCACCACCGTAAAAGTAGGACTCGGGGTAAACGGACTCAACGTACTCTGGAATGGAGTCTCGGCGGTCGTCTTCAACCATGTGCACCAGGGTGGGGTCGAACAACAGAAAGTTTTCGAGACCGTCGTTACCCTCACCATCACTGGAGTTCCATGTGCTCCAACCAGCGCCAAAGCCTGGGCTATATAACACGGCGACTTTGCCGTCTCGAACTACTCTGTCAGCTTTCATTTCGGTTAAAGTGTGTTACAAGGAAGGTTTCTTGGTTTTCGTAGGCCTTAGCGAGAGCTTCGCCCTCAGCTTGAAGGAGCCTTACGAGGTCAAACTGTCCGCGATCAAGGAGGAGATGACATTGCACGGAAAGGTCCCATAGTCGAGTCTGAATTGCATCGCCAAGGGAAAACGCCTTACCATGTAAGGCAGTGTCGTAGGGGTTGGGGTTCATAAGTTAAGGGTTGGGAGACTAAGCAAACTGAACAAGGGTTTGTTCTTCCAGGTTCCACACACAGAGGCGAGCGTGCGCCGGGTCAAAACTTTTCTGAGTGCTACCACCCATCTGACCGTCGAGAACCAGGCTCCTCTCGCTCGTGTGAACGTGGTGGTAGTGTCCTGCGACACGAACCCAGGTCCGATCGCATTCCTCTTCCCACCAAAAGACACGAGTCTCATCTTGAGGGTACACCGCACCGGGACGGCGAGGACCAAATAGCATGTAGTCCTTGGCTTTTCTCGTAACCTCATTCACACGGTATACTCCTGTGTAAGACGGCGGAACAAGAACCCACTTCGGAAACATCGCGTGAGCACAACGGTACTCGGTCCCTCGGGAATCTCGCAAGGCAACCCCGTAGGGAAAAGTTTCCAGCCAGGCAGAGACTTCCTCAATAGGGATACCTGCGTCTGAGAAGTCTTGCACAGTACGCTCAAAGCCCTCTTTAAGAACCACGTTGTTCCCGCGAGCGTAACGCTCCAGCTTGTTTTGGTGGTTGCTTCGAAGCACAATCGCCCCTTCTTCCACGGCTTGGCTGACAGCTTTATACACACCTGCGCTGTCGCTTGTTTCCATACGAGAGTCAAAAAGGTCTCCGAGGAAAATTGGTGTGCAATTTGCTCCTCTGCAATAATCGAGTGCTTTGAGCAAGGGCTTTCTCTGAGAGTGTAGGTCGCCGATGAAGGCAAAATTGGAAGTAACGTTATTCATGATATTACTATAGCGTTTTCCGTCTAAGAAGCAAGGGGGGGAAACCGCCCTTAGCCACGTAGAAATCCTTTGTGTTGTGCAGGCTCGCGACGGGTGGGCCTTTTTCTGGCGACAGCAGGTGCTGAGACAACCGGGGATGGCGCAGGAGACTCTGCAAGAGCAAGGGGTTGGACCGGTGACGGTGGCTCCTCCAGGGCATTAAGCAGTGCCTTCAGGGCAACGACAAGGTGGGGTCTTAGAGCCTTGACAGCCTTACTCGCAAGGCCAAAAAGGAGAACGGACCACGCAATCGTAGTCAGTGCCGCGTTCACGGCTCTGTTACCAACAACCACGTAGTTGACTCTGCGCAAGGGTTCAAGAAAGGTTTTCATTTTCTTCAAGAAAGGTTTCTGAGAGTTCGTTGTAGAGGGTGAACTCCCTAAAGCTAGTATAGCCCATTTGCCCCGAAAAGCAAAGGGGGAAAACCGTCCCCTTTACCTCTGGCTTGGGCTGTTCGACGTAAAATGTGCCCTTAAGCGAGCCATAATGGCCATGTTCGCCTTAGACAGAGCCATGTCCAAGGTAGCCTTTTCTCCGACCTTGGCTTCGGTGGTGGACGACCCTCGAAGCCGTAGAGCGGAAAGGCGACGAGCAGCACACGAGGCGATGTTTAACCACTGCAGCGAGGTCATCGCACGTACCGTACGAGAGTGACTTCCGCAATATCGTGGCAGGATAGGGAGAAACTTTCAAGCATTTTTACTATCGTGTCTTCGTTACCGCCAGCGAGACCGCACCCAATGTATGGGAATCCTACCGCAAACTTCCCGTCCAGTGGCGCAGCCATGGCGCCGCTCCTCAAAAAAGTTTGAAAACTTTTGAGAAAGTCTCGGAAAAAGTCATACTCGAAAATGTCTTTGCCCCTTCCGTAAGAGTACTGAGTATATGCGTTGACAATGTAGAAAGTATGGTTACCGCTCCCTTGAACCTGTGCCAGGGTAAAACGACCGAGTTTGCCCCGGTCCCCTGCCCGAGTGGAAAGGTCAACGTTCGCTGCTTCAGGGTGCTCACGGCTAATTTGCCCCGCGATGCCTGAAGCCATCTTATTAAAACAATTAGCGCCGTGGACAATTATGTCAAACTGACCCTTGCGAGCCAGCACTAACAGGTCTCCGTTGGCCCTATAAAGTGTACTCATACGGTTAATTGGGTTTCAGACCCAAAAATATAAGGTTGCAAAGTGCTACTACGGTGGTCAAAAAATTAAAGGAAGCCCACCCTAGTTTATTTTCCCTGTAACGTACGAGACCCAAAAATATGGACACCCACATTATAAACATCCAGATGATCGCGGAGAGTAGTGGAGACATTTTGACGAGTGATGAGTTAGCCAGAGAGGCTGGGGCAGAGTTTTGTGTTAATGCGGGTACTTAGGTGAACTACCAAAGTCCTCATCGTCGTACTCGACGAAAAGGTTAAGTTCCCAGAAGTTAAACTCTTCCTCGATTTTATTTTTAGCCCTACAGTACTCAGGTTCTGTCATGCAGCCAGGGTTTTGGTAAAGAACCTTAAGTTCTTCGAGTGCACTCTGGAGATTGCGAATGTACTCGAACTGGTAAGTTCGTCGTTTGTATTGGGCCAGGGTTTCTTGAATCCCGTCAGGATACGTGAAAGTTTCAGTGAGAGGGTCAAACAAGATTCGGTCTTCTGGATTTATCCTTTTGGGTGGTTGTGTATATGGGGGTTGAAATGGCTCGGTTTAGGGTGCTAGGAAACTTTCGAGTGATCGACGGGGTAAGAAATCCAAATGTAGTTGTCAGACCCGTCTTTGTATCCTCGGGAACCGTCGCTTGCGGTGTCAAACTGAACCCACGGTTTTCCGGACTCCCTGCAGAAGCCCCCGTTCCAGTCTCTTCGATCGCTTATATAGCCGAAGGCACCGATGGCTACACTGAACAGGGCTATGGCAAGTAGTTCCATTTTTGAGATTTGTGCTTTGCGGTTTGAATTGGAGAATGTCACCAAGGGTGTGTCTCTGGTTTCAATCATTAGGATATTTGCTTCAGGTGTCCCCATCTACCCCATTTGTGGACATCTGTTTGATGCGCCCTAAAACATACCCCTTTAGAAAGATTAGAAAGGTTGAACGAAGTGGAGTGTCGCTCAAGACCACTGCCGCAATACGCTTCGTTGACGAAGAACGAGCACCTTCAACAGACGCGGTGAAAAATGCGGTGTCATCTTTGGTCATTGGCCAAACGGCCAGGAAATCAGTTAAGGCACTATTCCAGTATATCTTGTCGGTTGCCGTTAACGGGGGGGGGAGTTCCATCTTAAGGACGTGTGTAGTTGCCGAACGAGTCGTAATTTGCGGTTGCGTGTCGGAATCGCTCTAGGTCCTCAACCCTTTCATCCAAGTCGGAGAGATCGCGGGAAAGTTGCTCAAATAGTGAAATCCGACCGGAAGCAAACCCCTTCAGGAAAATTTCAGAGACGGAGCCTAGGCGGACGTCGTCTTCAGGTGTTTGACACCATAAGGTGCGAAAGGCTTCAATCGCTTCGGGAGTAGTGCCCTGAGGGTAGTTGTACGAGGTTGGGGCGGACATTTAGGTTTGGCGGAGGATAAACTAACTCATTTATTATAGCGTTTTGCCCCCGGAGAAACAAGGGCGGGAAACCGCCCTTAGGGGCAATTCACCCTCACCCTTTCTTCCCTTTCCACAGCAACCACTCGTTGCTAATGGCCTTGAAGGAGAACGCGGAGTCGTACGATTTGAACACCACACCTTCACGCTTGACTTTTGGGTTCATAGACGGACCATCTGCATAAGCAAGTAGCTCGTCAAGGTTGGCGAATCGTCCGGCAACGTAAGTTCGAAGGTCAATAATGGGAGTGTGTTCCAACTTGGCCCCAAGCTCAGTCAAAACCTCGTCAAGGAAAACAAGTCGCTGCCCCGGCTTCATGTAGGTCTGAGTGTCGATGTCGAAGACGTCAAAAAGAAAAAGCCGTTGTCCTTTGATTCCTTCTTGGTTTTCTTGAATCCCTTCACCGCACAGCTCCATCTGAAGAGCAATGTTGCGACCGGTTTCCTTATTATAGGTCAGCAAGGCGTCAATTACACCTTGTTCTCGAGCAGCCTTCCAGAAGCTGTTTCCTTCTGTTTCCTTAAGGTCTAGGTTGCGACTACACACGCCACTGTCCCCGTCTCGGGCATAAATGGTGCAGGAAGACCCGTCCAGCTTCAGAGAAACTTCGTAGGTTTCCTCCTTGTGCTCCTCGAAGATTTTTCTCACGATATTTTGACATCTCTCTTGGTCACTCTTAACCAAAAAACTCGGGAAGTTTCCACGAACTTGTCCCGCAAGGCAAGCGGGGACCGTGGCCTCCCACTTTTGAATACCAAACTCTAGAGTGAAGTCTTCGCCTTCTTGCCACACACACTCATCAACTCGGAGAGATCCCCTCCCCCCATAAGGTTCAGCTAGCGAAACAACGTAGAAGCTTGGAGAGATGTCCGAGAAGCGAAGTAGGAGACCCTGGGAGACTTGACCACGGAGCCGGACGGTTTTCAACCTCTCCCCCTTCACTCCATTGTACTCCCTTGGTTCCTTCCCTTTGGACAAGAACGGGGCAAGTTCGTGGGGAATCCACGAGTCAATCTCGAAATAGATTGCAAGATCACCAGCTTGGAACTCCCCCTTCTTCACGACAACGGGCCAGCCACCTCCCACGATGGCGCACTCAATTGCGTCGGCGTCTGGGATTGGTCGGATCTCCGTTACTTTTCGGACGGAGGCGAGTTTGCGTTCAATGTTTGCCATTTTGCGTTGTGGTTTGGTTGGTTGACTTTTGGTGCTTGTCTTCGGGTGCTAAGCGGCTTAGTTCTGCAGAACTCCCTTGATTACAGAGTACACAGCACCTCTTATGACGTCGGCTTTACTTATACCGTCAGCCTTTGCAAGAAGGGTCACACGTCATAAAAGTTTTGCGATACACGCAGCTCAATGGTATGTTGAGCTCCCCCTTCGGTAGGACTTTCAGTTTGTGCAGCGCCAGCAGAATCCCCCTGGGTCACCGCCTTCGGCTTCACCGCCCAATCCGCCGGATCGCACTCGGTAGCAGCCGCAAAGTCAATTTCCATGACGGAGTTCCCACGGTTGATGCGGGGAACCCCATAACGTACCTCAGACCCCCTGGGGACAGGGAGATAGTTTTCGTGAACCCAGTCCCAAAACTCGGGAAGGTGGATTTCGATTGTTCCTTCGGATGTGAATGCCATTTTTCTGGTAAAAGGTGGATTGCGGGGTTTGCCCCGTATAAACCTGCTATAGCGTTTTCCGTCTGAAAAACAAACGGGGGGAAACCGCCCCAAGGTAACCGGGAAACCGCTCTAAGGAAGAACAAAAGGCGAGTCAGGATCGTCTGTGAAAGCAGTAAAGTATGTTTCTGTGGCTAGGTTTCCCAGGTTGAGAACGGGAATGTTGTGAAACCTAGCGATGCGAATCGCCTGTGAGGTTCCACCGACATCCTTACCATTTTTTGTCCAGCAAATTACCACGTCTGTTGGGCTCTTGCAGTCTCTCCCTAGAACTTGCATCGCGTTCCTAGCCATTAACTTTCGCCCCTTATCGTAGAGCCGAGAGGGTGCGGGATGGAACCGCTCCACGCTTTCTTGAGCTAGCTCTCGTCCTGGGCACAAAAGATAATCAAAGTGGGATTTACCGTCGTGGTACCGTCCGTTGAATCCGTTCCACGGCAAGAATATCTCCTTTCTCCTGGAGTTTGCTTCAAAAGCCGCATCGGCGCCATCAGCACCACCCGAGCGCAGTGTGAATCCTAGACGGTCCATCCTTGCCGAAATTCGGCCCATAAGTGCCAGAATCGGCTCAGGTGTTTCTCGGCCCCCAATTCCTGTGTACACTTTCCTTGCCTCTTCAACCTCAGTCATTGTTTCTCATTCAGTTTTTAGATCAATTTTCATAATGTCGTACTCGTGTTCATCAATAATATCCCACCGACCTGTGCCGGTCCAAGTAAGAGCTGGAGCTGAGTCTATGGAGTAGGGGTACAACCCGGTCATCCAGCCCCATGGCAGCAACTCAATCGAAGAAGGTATAATAACTCCGGCTTGTGTAGGACCGTTGCGTAGCAGAATGATAACTTCTTTGCCGAGAAACTCTGCAAGATTAAGAATTGGTGACTCAAGAGTCATGGCAAATACTTCATCACAATGAGTCCTTCCGGTGTAAACCGGACCCGCGTGTTTTCTTGATCCAACTCAGTTAGTTCTGGGTGGCTTTGATCCACCACCAGCTTCCAAAGGAGGCTAGACACTGAGAGCCATCCGTCCCCTGAGTCCGTGCTGCGTTCAATCAGCCGTAACATGTTTCTTTGCGCATCTGTTATCGGTGGCTTGGGGTTGATCACGGCTTTGCTTCGGTTCAGGGGGGTAGCGGAAATTCAAAAAACTTTGCTAAGATTCATTGGTTCGTTGGTAGATCTACGCACGGGGCACCATTCCGTAGTCAGGCTCCAGAAAACTTTCCAAGTTGCTGTCGGGATGCACCTTCTCAGCCACAAGTAAAATAGCCCGGTGGCAGTCTTGCCTGGATCGCCGAGATCCAAGTTCGTAGGCGGAAAGTGCATAGGAGTGCGTCAACTGCAAAAAAGAGTCTCGCAAACCTGCGGGCATCTTCTCAACCTTCCTGCGGGCGTCTTCGGGAAGCCCCAGCCAAAGTGCTTCGAGATCGGCTTCTGCTTGGGGGTGGAATGCCATGGTTGCTTCGGAGTTGCCTGAAGTAACTATACCGCTTTCTCTTCGAGAAAGAAAGGGGGGTAAACCGCCCCAAAGAAAGGGATCGGTGGGTGTGCCTCAGCACGGACTATGCGGGGCAGAGCAGTAGGCAGCAAGATACGCTTCGATCTGCTCACTGTTCCATCTGGGGTCCGGAAACTTTGGCCAGCCGTAGGCGCAGTGTGTAGCGCCATGCTCAGCGCAATCTCGAAGTGTTTTAGTGTTAGGTGGAATAACGTAGTACTTTTCCCAACAAAGCAGCATTGAGCGTGCTTCTGCTTGAGGGTCGAAGGTCATGGTTGCGTGCGTGGACTGAAGTAACTATATCGCTTTCCTGCCGGGAAGGCAAGGGGGTGAACCGCCTTAGTCCAATATCTCCCTACGAACTGAGGTCTGCAGCTTATTGATTGCTGCGAGTGCGGCAGTGTGATTGTCGCGAGAGGCTTTCATGGGTGTGGCTTTCTGTACCATGACCCGAATGGCGTCTAGATCTGATAGAACCTCCGCAGCGTTTTTCAGTGCGGGTTTCGTCCTATACTTCGCAATGTATAGTTTGATAGTATTCGTCACCCTCTTGTAAAGAGACAACTTTTCTGCTTTGCACTGGTCGAGAGTACCAATGAAAGGGGGAGACTTGGAAAAGTCCATGTCGTCAAACCCGGCGTACTTCCCGTCGATCTTTGCAAATCGAATACCGCTGTGGGACGGGATATTGTAGTCTAAGCCATGAGCTTCGCAACAAGCTTTGAAGTCTCGGAGAGAAATCGCATTGCGGTCTAAGGTGTATAGGTGTGCCTTGGTTGCGCATTGCGGAGAGTTCCACATAGACTGAATGTCTGGGTCGCCGGAGTTGGTACGAACCTCCACCACCTCAAGTTTGACGGGATCCTTTTCCGTGCGAGACTCGCCGAACACCGGCTCCCACGTTTTGAGAAAACGCTTGTAGGCGAATTCGTCGTCGAGATTCTCAAAGATGTAGCAGCTTGAGTACCCCTCTTCCGGGGTGCCTTTTGAAGCGAGATCGCTTTTCTGTTCCATGTACGACTCGACTGACAAAGTGCTACCAGTCTCGTTCTCATAATGCGTAACTGCGGGTTGAAACACGCGAACACTAAGGATGGTCGTAGGGTCCGACACAACGAAAGTGTTTGCCGTTACAGGGATTCCATCCACCTCAAGGCTGGCGGATGTGTGGCTTCTTTGAATAAGGTAGCTTCCCTCGTTTACAAGATGAGTGGCTTTCAGTGTGACTGTCATTTTCAGGTTTAGGGGTGCGGTTTAAGGTAAGCTAGTTAGATATTCGGGGTTCGGGGTCCTGATAGGACAAACACCTAACAAGCTCATCGAGCTCGCCATCTGTGAGCACCTCTTCCGTTTCTTCCTTGTGTGCCGTGTCGCTCTGAAAAAGCTCGGAGTAAAGCTCAAGGTGAGTGGAAAGATCCTCGAGAACTTCGTGTAACGTTGAGAAGCCGAACCAGGGGGATTCGTAGAGTTTGTCGCTGCTGTTTAAGGCCCAGGTCCAGCGGTCCCACCAGTCGCCCTGGTCCCTCTTTAGGGACTTTGAAATTGTTAGATTGTAACTGTTGGGGATGCTCTTTTCGAGCTGAGCGAGATTCATCTGAGTGCTTTGAACTAGTTTAGTTTACCGCTTTCCTTCCGGAAAGGCAGGGGGGGAAACCGCCCTGCCCTTATGCTACGGAGAAACGACCGATAAAACCTTGATAAGGGAGTGCCCGTCGATTTCAGGTTGATAGTTCTCACCAGTCTGCGGCAGCAGGAATCGCTTCTTCGATGGGGAGGTAAATTGTGTCGAATTTCATGGGGCGGTCGGGTAAAATAAACCGAATAGATAAAGCACCGAAAGTAGCACCACGAGGACAAACCCCAATGAGACTTGTATTTCAACTGGCGTAACCTCTTCGGGGGAACCCCGCTCTTTGTCCAGCTTACGAATGAGCTTCTCATTTGGGGTTAGCCTCAGCCCATCTTTCACCTCGACCCACCGAGACCCCTTCGGGTGACGGTGTTTTCGACTGAAGGGGTAGTTTCGTTGCATACTAACCGCGAGCGATCACTTCCCGAAGGAAAGCAAGACCGTCTTCAGTGGTGTCCGAGAAGTGGCTTTCGGCCTCTTCTCCTAACAGCCTGTTTCCTGCAATCCGAGGGTGGACAGTGAAGCCCAGTTCTCCACACATAACTTGTGAGAAACCTCCGATGCAGTGAACCGTACCGCAGTTACTGGTGTTTATTCCCTCCCAGTAATTGGTGTAGTCCCCATTCAGGTGGTACGCAAACATATTGAAGTTATCCAAGTCACGCTCCACAATCCAGAGTGCAACGTGCCGTAAGTTCTCTCCTTGTTGTTCAGGGGAAAGCACAATGTCCCAACTTTCTGGAATGTGCGGGAGACTAGGGATGGTTAGTGAACTTGCCTGAGTGCTCGGACGTGTTTCGGTGGAGGTAGTCATTTTGTTTAGGGTTCGTTGTTTTTAAGTGAGCAGGGTCTCACGGGTCGTAGTTTACACCCGTAGTTTAACGTGGGTGGGTTGTTGCCCTGTAGCAATCACCGTCGTCCTGGAGACTGATGCCGCACAGAAGGTTGAAAAAACGCATTTTTTGCCTTGCGAAGGAAGCCGGTTTTCTCGGGAAAGTTGTCTCCTGGAGCAGGGACCTCAGCCAGTGCTGCATCCACACGGCGGTCGAGATCGTCGAGTGTTGGCTCCCAATTCTCAAGTACTAGGTGGCCCGTCTGTGAATTGCACATTGACCGCAACACTGCAAGTGCAATTTGTTGCTTGCGGCACAAAGACCGCAGGTTTAGGATTTCGGTTTCCATTCTTGTTTCAAGCACTAGTACCAGGGGAATTACGCGAAATAACTCGGCGAAGGAAGCAAAGTGCGTCGGCGTTGCTGTCAGTGAAGTGCGTGCCTGCTTCGTCCCCAAGTAGCAAGCGACCAACAAATCCAGGGTACATGAAGAAGCCCTTTTCACCACACATAACTTGTGCGAATCCCGAAATGCAATGGACCTCGCCACAGTTTTGAAGGGTTACGTAGACTGTCTTGGCATGCGCATGCCAAGTTCTCATATCAAGATTGTGCGAGTCTCGCTCAGTCACCCAAAGGGAGAGGAATAAAAGATTTTCCTCCTGCTGTTCCGGGGACAGAATGTCCGTCAGCAGGTTGTTTGGAATGTGGGGTAGCCGTGGAAGGCCAGGGTTGGTATCTAACGCGATTTCCTGGGCGGTCCGAATCGCTTGTGCCGTAAGAGTCATTTTGTTTGGTAATGAGACGGGAGAATTTGTGGAGGGAGTCAGGCTCGGGTTTGGGGCCGATTGAGGACAAGAACCAATGAAATCAGGCCAAGCAACGTGAAGAAGATGCTGTGAAGTGCGGAAAGGTCGTTCAGGGGGAACATGGTTGCTCAAGTGGACTGAAGTAACTATACCGCTTTCCTGTCGGAAAGGTAAGGGGGGTAAACCGCCCCCTTTCAGAGTCTTACAGGAACAAGAGTGGCAGCCTCAGAGCGAGTGCGAGCTATCTCGTTGCAGTCGGCTTCACTCAGACCCGTCATGCTCTGCAGTTCGTGGTCTTGCACTCCATCCAAAACGGTCACGAGTGCGCGAGCAAAACGTTCGGCTTTCACCTCTGCTTCCCCTCGCTTCTCGTTCTCGTACAAGACACGGTTTTCAAGCGTTGTAAGCAAATCGGATGCGTTATCAAGGGGTCTTATAACTCTAAGAGTCACCGCGTTAGTGGAATCCATTGTTTTTGGAGGAACACAACTCATTTAGTATACCGTTTCTGCCCCGCAGAGAAAAGGGGGGTAAACCGCCCATACTGGAGAGTTCACACACGGTCAAGACCAACTCAAAGGAAATCACACCAACTTAAAAAAGTCTTTTTTCGACAGTTGAACAATAACACCCTTCGAGACAGACTCAATGGTCAGGTTTTCGTCAGTAACCCCAACCCCGTCAACTTTTACAGAGCCTGCCTTTATTTTACGTCGAGCCTCGCTTGTGCTTTCTACCAAATTGAGTGTTTTTAGGATGGTAGCTAGACGGCAGGGAAAATCCACTCCCTTAGTCGAAACTTCCGGCACGTTAACTTCAATTGTCTGTGAGAAAACAAGGGCCTCGGAGTCTTTCAGTGCCTTCAGAGCTTTCTCCCTTCCATGGAAGGTGGAGACGACTTCTACGGCCATTCGCTTCTGTCTTTCTCGAGGATTTTCCGGAAACTGATCCAGGTTGCAGTCGGTGAGGAGTGTAATGTAATCGTTAACCAATTGGTCCGGAACCTTCTCAAGTTTAGAGAACATTTGAAGTGGGTGTTCGTCGAGTCCAATGGCATTGTTCAGACTTTTGCTCATTTTTTGCACTCCGTCGGTGCCCGGTAGAATTGGCATTAGCATACCAACTTGCTGGACCGGTGAGTCGAAATGTTTTTGAACCTCTCTACCCAAGCCAACATTGAATTTCTGGTCAGTGCCACCGAGCTCTACGTCCGACTCTACATGAAAACTGTCGTACCCTTGGAGCAAAGGGTACATAAACTCGTGTAGCCTAATCGGAGTTTGTAACTCAATGCGGTGTGCAAAATCTTGCTTTGCAATCATTTGCTGTACAGTTGTTATGGACTGAAGTTTAACAATGTCTGACAAGTGTAGGCACTCTAAATGGCTAGAGTTGAGAACCAGCTCACATTTTTCCAGGTTTACGAAGCGTGATATTGCTGTAATGAAGCTGTCAATGTTGGAATCTACTTCTTCTTTTGAAAGTTGCTTTCTTACCGAGGACTTTCCCGTGGGGTCCCCTATTCTTGCAGTGAAGTCACCAATAATGACAACGGGAATGTGGCCCTGGTCCTGAAAAGTCCGTAGCTTACGAAGAAGTACAGAATGCCCCAGATGCAAAAAGTTTGAGGTCGGGTCGAACCCAAGTTTTATCCTCTTCTGGGTCGTGAAAAAAGTATCGTCTGCTATTGCGGGAAAAGTGTCAATTATTCCACGGGTTAGGCTTGAAGGAGGTTTAGATGTGAACATAGGCTTGGTGATTAAACTAACTATACCGTTTCTGCAGAGCAGAAACAAGACGGAAAACAGAACGTTTAGGGCGGTTTGCCCCCCTAAAACTTTGCACGACCCTAACAACTCGAAAGATCACACATCCTGCGACTGGCTTTTCAGGGCAACCTCCAACTGCTGAAGTCGTAGCTCAATGCTTTGCAACCTGTCTTCCGTTTCCCTTTCCATTTTTATCCTGTGCTCACGGCGTTGAGCATGCTTAAGGTGAATCTCCTCCCGCAGTCTTGAGTTTTCTTTCTTAAGCCTTGCTGTTTGTTCCCTGTACTGGGCGGTCTCCTTTTCAATTATTGCTGTTTCCTCACGAATTCGAGCCGTTTCTTCTCTCGTATCTCTCGTCATTTGCTGTAGTCTCGAAATGTTGTCTTCCATCACCCTGCTCAAACTTTTATTAGGGGGGTAGCCTTTCCCCCCCGTCTAGTGAAAGGTACATCAAGCGGTGCCGTGTGCGGGGCTCTCGTGGCACTAAGATAAACCCTGTGGTGCTTAAGACCGTTCACACAGTGAATCGTTGACTCCCCCGTTTTCCACCAATGTAGAGTGTCTTCAATCCACACGGATAAGCGAAAGGGTCGACTTCCGCCACGGGCACCGTCCTCCCATCCAAATCTTAATACCTTGTCAGTAATTGATCTTAGCTTGTTCATTTGTTTTCAACAAAGTAATTGTCTAGTCCGTTATTGTGCAAGTCTGCGCATAATAGTCACTTAGAGCAATTGACCTGGCTTGTTCTTCGTCGTTCGCCCAACAGTGCGTCGTTCTTACGAGTTCCCCTTTAGACCTGATACGGAGTTCTCTCGAGGGTGGAATAGCGCAACCAGCACCCACAACATAACACTTTTAACCTCACCAGACACTACTTTCACAAACCAGAACTTTTGCCCAGGGGGATTCTCCGTAAAAGGATCCAAGAAGTACTCTTTGATTTCCGAGTACGGACGACTCTTTTTAGGTCCTCAGCGAGTTTCATGGTTGAGAAACAGGCGCAAGTTGTCCTTTGCTTGCTCGGTCGGAAGCAGATAACGAACTGGAGCTAGCACAGGATTCCCGGCACTCTCACTCTCAAGAGAGCGGAAGTCGTGGTGAGGACATCATAAAAAGGGTCACGGCAGGGCATTTTACTCAGGGGTGTGGTTAGGGTTTTAAAGGGCTGAGCTACTTGAAGTTGGACTCCGCAGTTATCTGCTCTACGACGTCTTGCGCAAGAGCACGGCAGTTGCTTCGGCGATAGAGACCGACTACTGCCCAGTGGGGGAAGCCGTAAGCTCCTCCAGTATAGCTGTTGTCTCCGGTTTGGAAACCCCAAGAGAAGGAACCGTCATCGTTCAAATCGGCACCAATCGTCACCAAAAATCCCGGAATGCTGTCTTCCTCGTGAGCTCGGTAGTCGTTTTGAATGTCTTTTTTCAGAGATTTCAATAGGGATTCGACTTCTTTCTCAAGAACTTTTGTTGGAGCGAACGTCATTTGGATAATTTGGGTGAACTCTTTAGGTTGGCGACCGCGCTCGGGACTCCGAGGAGCCAAGTTAAGCGAAAAGCGCAGCCCCAGCGATCACAAATATACTTAAGGCTTGACTCGATGCTTTCCAGACTCGTGTAGCCATAGGTCTCCTCGCCGCTCCTTCTGTCTGGGTCGTAAGCAAAGTGAAAAGCCCGGAGCGCCTGAATGGCTTTCCTATTCTTCTCAATTTTACGTACCTCTTCACCCAGGTCCACAGGGTACGAGAAGTCGAAAACTTCACGTCGGATGCGCGATTGGAGCCGCTTTTTAACTTTCTTTTTCATGGTCTAAGTTTAGCTCTTTTGCTCCACGAAGGCAAGGGGGGAAACCGTCTGCCCCGGCACGGTTAACCGTTTTCTGCTTACCCAGTCTCCGTAGCTTCCTTCAAAGTCCAACGGGTAAGGCTTCAGCACACTGAATCGTGCGGCTTCCTCCAAAGCGTCAAGTGCTTCACCCCTGGTTAGGAAGACGACTATATTCCACCCAGGGGATACAACTTCCCCCTTAATATACTTTGCTCTTTCGTACACCCCTCTGTGAACGACACCCCAGCACCTTCCGGAGCCTTCGCAAACTCTTGCATGAGACACCCACTTACACCCCTGAAGACTAACCCCTCGTCTGGCGTCTGCAGGGACAACAAGTCTAATCAAGCCAGAGTCGGCTATCGTATAAGCATGAAATGCCCCCTGGACTGGAATACCCCCATGGTGGGGTAGGATGGTACCCACAAAAGAAGATTTGAGTGCCCCGAAACTACACCCCTCAAACAAAGCACCTTTGAGTATAGCACCATTAAAGTTGCAACGGCGAATGAGGGAGTGCCTAAAGTCAGAACCAGTTAAGTCAGCGAAGCTGAAATCAACATCCCAGAGTTTGGACCTGAAGAAAGTGCTGTAAGGCATATCGGACCCCGAAAAGTCCTTAGAAACAAGGTGTTTCCGGTGGAAATTAGACTCCCTCATCCTTCTCCCCTGGTAGCTGCTTGCTCAACCCTACTGGCGTCACTGTTGGGGCGAGTGTGGCCCATCCACATACTTCCCGCTTCATATTCACCATTTGAAGATAGCACTCCCACATTCTGGGGTAGGGGGATGGCATTGTGAGGGAGCCAGTGGGTTTGGAAAAATACTCCACCCTGACCATCTTTAGTGGAAGATAAACCAAACACCCAGGACGGTGAAGCCCTGGCCGCAAGGGGTTTCATCAACCACCAACAGCGTCCCTCATTATCACAATCCTCTCTTCCCGGCAGCCGCTCGGATACAGATACTGGCTCTAAGCCGTTTGACGGGCTATGCTTTCCGATTTCGTGTCGTTTGATCACCGACCTTATATTTTCCAGGAGTTCTTCACATTTTTCAAGACCTGATTCAAGGTGACCACATTGTTCGGCAAAATAATTATGAGCATTGCTGGGGCCGCAATCAACAGGGGACTCACCCTCAACTACATCTGTCAAGATGGCCTCAGCTTTTACCAAGGCATCGACAGTCTCTTTCACTTTCCCCTGGTCCACCTCATGCGTAATCCGCAGGGTGGCCAGCTCGGCAGCCTGCTGCTGGAGCAGGGTGGCAGAGCGGAAATACCAATCCTTTACTCCTAGGTCTGCCATCTGTCCACGCTTGTTAAGCCATTCCGCAACCCCCGCCACCTCCCCCGGCTCCGGCTCAGCCAGGGTGGCGGGGTTGCCCCGGCGGGCGAGGACGGCGCGAGCAGTTTTCCGCGCCTTGACCTGCATTGGACCGCCGCCACGCTCTACCCACTCGCTTAGGCCATAGATGGCGGGGATGTCGGGAACCGCGAACCTCATCGACGCGTAAACTAGCTGCGCCACCTGTTCGATCTGCTCGTCGCTTGGCCCATCACTCACCTCCGACGCTGGCGGGGTGGATTGGCCCCATTGGGCAAGGACAGCCAGCATCAGATCAGACAGCTCAAGGTGAGCCGATTCCAGGGAGCCGCCAGACTTCAGCCATGTTGCCCAGGGCTCACGGCCACATGCGAAAGCGAGCATGCTCGCATGGTCTGGAATTGGCACATTCTCACTAGGCTCGGCATCTAGTGCAGCGGTAGCTGCATCAATGGCGTCATTTATTAAGCCGACATTGAAGGAGTCAGCGAAGTCGATTTCCTCTCCTTTAGAATTGACGTAGTTATGGGACTTTGCCATTTTGACTCAGGTTAGTTGAAGGGAACGGGAAACAACTCAATCTTTACGGACACGTCGGCGTTCCTTCCTGTGTGCATTGGGGAGTCGTCATAGCTAATGAACCAGTGGGCGTCACCTACACGGTAGGTTACTTGCTCTAGTGTCAACGTGCTTCCCTTTGCCGGAATACTACTTAATTCCAAGTCGTAAAATCTGCACTCGATGGTGCGGTTTTCAAGGTGGGCGTTTGTGAATGTGACTTTGTACATTTGTCTCGGGTAGGTGCGCAAGGAGAAAGGGACTAGTCAGGAAATTCCGAGCAAAACGTCGAGCTTTTTCGGGGTTAAACCTTCGAGCCACTCTGCAAAGGATCCGACTTTGCCGGATCGAATCGCAAAGCATGCTCCAGAAAGTTCTTTTGACTCGGCAAGTACGGCTTGAGCGAAATCCTTCTGGTTAAGATGGTTGTGAGCCCTCATGTTCTCGCTCACCGCACTCTCCATCACTTCGATGGAACGCAGGTGAACGTCAAAACCCCTACGATACTCGGGAAAGTGAAGCAGAAACTCTTCCAAGTCGTCGTTCAGGAAAAGCTCGGAGAAATCCGGTTCTCCGTTTCCTTTAACCCTGTGCAACTGACAGTAGACGTTGGACTTGTCTTTCTGGCGGTTTCCGTTTCCGTCGACAATAATTACGCCTTCAGCGGTACCACGAGAAGAGTCGTTTACAAACTGGGTTACAGCTTCATGTGAGCGCAGGTCGTAGGTCTGAGCGAGATTGAATCGGTTCTCAAAGTACTTGAGATCCTTTTCGTTCAGGTCATCTATTACGCTACGGACAGTTAAGAGAGGTAAAAGGGGAGTCTCGTAGTCTACAACAATTTTGTTGTCTTTGTGGCACAATTCATAGATATACACGAAATTAGGGTCCAGGTCCACCCGCTCGTAGCCAACTTCGTCAAACACGTGCCAAAACAACTCGGAGAAGGAGCGACCCGTGGTTCCTACTTCCGAGGAACCAGCGACTGAACCGGAGGTTGAAACTACCCAATCCCCCTTATAGCTAAACAACTTGATCAGAGACCCGTCATACTTCTCAGCTACACGGGCAGTGGACCAATCAATCTCAGCGGCATACCCCTCGCCAACGTTGAAAAAGCGATCGAAGGCGTACGCAACCAGCCGAAAGTACGGGGAGCCCGTACCATCGTCAACGAGTTCGACTACGGCACCACGGCAGGCACGAACGATCGGCAGTGCCTTGTCCGCCATTACACTGCCGTACTTCAAGTTGTAGAGAGCAGGGTAACGTTCGTCGCGAGCAACACGAATGTCGTGTTCAGCGAGTGCTTCAAAAGCGGTCTCGACACGGTAGTTTAACCAGTCGATTAGAAAGTGGCGCAGGTTTATTTCCATTTTTTAGTATGGGGGTCAGCCGAGGAGGGAAAGGGAGTGAACGTTCCTCTTTAGGTGAAAGTCAGTCCAAGAGCTTCTTTCTCCTCTTGAGAGAGCTTCTTGAGAGCTTCCTGGCGAATTTTCTCCTTGCTGGCTTTCGCCTGAACGATGTCGTAGTCAATCACGTTAACCGGTTTAATCTCCCAGCCCCCTCTCCGGCCCAGTAACCCCATAACTCCAGGTTGCTCATCAATGTACCTTTCAGCGTGAGGCTGGTGAAGGAAAACGAGATTGGGAACCATTGGGCCCCTACCCTCGATATCGTCTGAACTGCAATACGTTTGCCAGATTTGCATTAGTTTGTCCGATGGGGTGTCTATGAAGCAATGATACCGTTTCTGCAGAGCAGAAACAATGGCGGGAAGCCGCTCTTAGCGGTTTTGTTCCCCGTTGTCCCACCTCGGCTCGGATCTTCTTCTAGGAAAGTTAGTCCCGAGGTCTCCTTTTATCTCTCCGTTGACGAGTACAACAAGGTGGTCTGTGCCGTAATCGTCCCAGTAGTCGGAGAACTTCGTGTCTACTGACAGAGTAACCTTGTGCTTGTAAAGAACTTGGCCGAGATCCTTTCTAAACTCGTCCATGTCGAACTTTTCGCCAGGGGTGTACGCAGCGGTCTCAACTATTTCGTCTCGAATGAGATTGTCCCAGTCGACGCAGTTGAAAGGCAGTTTTGTTGAGGACAGGTCTTCAGGTGTGAAGGAGGTTCGGAGTCTGACTCTCCACCCTTTTGTCCAAGTACGATCATCACGGACTCTTACCAGAGTGTAGCAGTAGGAGGATGGAACGTTCGGGTCCGTTGCTTTTGGGTGCATCCAGATGTCGGACACAACGTAGAGACCGTCTTTTACTGGACTCTTCCGAAAGTGAAGGTAAGGAACTTCAGTTCCCCAGGTTCGACCGTCGGGAGAATTTTTAAGTATTTTTCCAGGAACAAACACACTGTCCCCTGGCTTCAGCAAAAGTTGTCCTGTAACTGATTCAGGGGGAGACTTCATGGGTTGGGGTGCTTTGGTCACGAACCAATTATACCGTTTCTGCGTCGCAGAAACAAGGGGGTGGAAACCGCCCCTCAAGGTAGTCAAGTTAGACGCGGAATGGCCTTGCGAGGCTTCGATGCAACGATGTAGTAGTCGGGAACATGATCCGCAGGGTTTACGGCGTTCACTGTAGTATACCGCTCGTTGGCCTCCACAAAAGTCGTGAAGAATTCGGACCAGGACTCGCTTCCCATTCTCGCTCAGACTCATACAAGTCAATAACCCAAACATCTTGAGCTGATCTTAAACCTTGCTCTTCGGTGATTCTTGCCATTTTACACTAGTGTGAAGGTGGTGGTGTGGGGCAACGGGCTAGTTACAGGTCTTGGGTCGGGGGACATGCTCTCGACGGGCCAGCTCTTCCTTGATTGCGGCTTTTCGGTGCTCAAACCGCTTAGTTGCGGAACCCTCTTCGTCTTCGTCGTAGGCGAAGCTGGAAAAGTTTGCTCGAAAGTATGTTAGCAACCTGTGAGTTGGCAATTTGAGAAGGGTTTCGAGTGAGTTGCGATTCGGGTCCATACGAGATTAATAGGCTGGGTGACTAAGGCGGGGTCAAGGGTGCGGGGCGACTAGTCGTCCGCCCCAAACTCCTTCCTTAACGTTTCATACCTTTGCCGCCGCACTTCCTTTGCAATAGCTTCTTTTTTCGCCTTTTGACCAAGAGCCTTCACCCTTTTGTCCCGCTCTTCGTCTGTTTCTAGGCGGTGCTTGTAGAGATTGCACTCAACAGCACCGTCGTACCCTCTTGATTCGCGTTCCATACCCTCCCAACCCTCTTTCTCGAGCTTGTCAAGGGCTCTCTTAATGTCGCTGAACTTCCCACAGAAAGTGGTCTCATGGTCGAGATAAGAGGTCTCTTTAATTGTGATGTTCTCAGGGAGGTTTGTCATTGGTTCGAGTATCTCTACTAAAGTAATCATACCGTCTTTGCCGAGCAAAGACAAGGGTGGAAACCGTCCTCGGCGCCCATAGTGTCAAATCTTAGGGAAAAGCAGACTGTACGTGAGAATACTATCCGTTATCTTGTCCACGGTGTGGTCAACGGCGGAAAGGGCATCGAGCTTTGCGGAAAGCTGTTGAATAGCCTCAATGAGTTGCTGAATCTGCTGCGGGTCTAGCGTAGGGGTTGCCATAGGCTTGCAAGTTTGTCTCTCTGGATTAGTGGGAGATGCCCACTGTTGGTAAGCTGTTTCTAGATCTTTGACTATGTTTGGGTTGGCTACAGGGTAATACCCGTGGATAACATAACCTGTGGACTTGAGCCATTCGGGTGGTGTCCTTACCCGCTCTCCTCTCGGAATTACTCTGCGGTAAAAGTTTCCGTCGTCAAAGAGAAAGTCGTCTCTTAGTGGGTTCGAGTCGTGGCTTCTGTGGTGGGTTAGGAGTTTTCATTCGGTGGCTGTGTACCTTGGAGTCTCGTTGAAGGTTTCTCTAGCTATGTTGAACAATTTTGTGTGGGTTTAAGGTAACCGCCCTTGGATCGCCTTCTGCACTTCAATCGGTCGTTGGCATCAGACAGAGCTCGGACTTTGGAGGATTGTGTTCCTGAGCCATTGCCATTCCAAGGGACACTGTACCTGGGCTCTCTTTGTAGGAAGATCCGGTTAAACGTTCGGCGGCATCTAAGGGGTCGAAACTCAGGATCTTGTCGAAGGTTTCGCTAGTTGGGTTGGGCACTTTCTTATAGTAGGTTACCAGAGCAAAGGTCAGACCTTAGGTTGTTTCGACGCCCAGTCCAAAACTGCGGCTTTCTCCACTGAGGAAAGCTTAGACAAGGCAAGTCCTACAAGTTGCTCTGCTTCTTTCTCACGAAGACGGCCCTCTTCGGTACGCTTGAGCCATTCGCCACAGGTTTCGACAGCCCAAGTGCGGGATCTAGCATCGCACGGGTTCCATAAGAGTCCAGGTCGCGTGTTAAACCCCTCTTGTTCGGGAGACATCTCTGTAATCTCGGTAACAGTCTTTGTCGGGTCGCTGTCCCCGAACTCAAAGCCTCTGGCCTGTTTTGCGTCTTCGGCCAGCACAAAGTCAAATTCGTACCGCTCAACTTTGAAAAGTTTCTGTGCCATTTGAAGAGTCTTTGGGGGTCACAAGTTAAGTATACCGCTTTCCTTACGGAAAGGCAAGGGGGGTAAACCGCCCCAGAGCAAACGGTTAACCACCCCAACGCGGAGCCCGAAGCTCTTCGAGTCTTTTGCTTCTCGTGGACCGGGGAATTCGACCTGGTACAACAAACAGGGACCATCGTCCAGCCCAGATGATTCGTCCCCAGGTATTGACACAGCCCTCTGATGAAGGGTTTGAGTTTACCCACCGAAAGTTCCCCAGCCCACCATAACTCGAACTAATGTGAATAAACCGGCAGTCAACATGTGGCGGTAAGGCTGACTCACTGTGATCATAATTGCTAGGAAGCTCTAAGACATCAAAAGAGTTTTTCACTCGGTAGTAAAAGCGAAGCCATGCGGTTCGAAAGTTCATGGTGAAATCAAGAGTAGTACTCGTCAAAATCCCGAAGCAACCCGTCAAAAGGTTCTTTGCAGCCGGTGTAAGCGTAAAGCTTATCGTTCATGGCATACCACGAAACATTCAGCAGGTACCAGAAAGTTGCGTGGTGGCCGTCGTGCCAGAAAAGACCTTCAGTGTCACAATCGAGGGCCCAAGAGGTAGTTTCCTGAGGCACTGAACACCAATTCTTCCAGTAGTTAAATGTTTTTATTGTGATTTGAAGAGAATTTGGTGTCATTCTGCTTTAGGTCTCCCGCTTGCGTCGTAAGGGCTAGACTTATTTGACCGCACTACTGGCGGTGTCGGTAAAACTGGTTTTCGTGGAGTGTACGGTGACTGATTTCCGTTGTTACTGGTCATTTGGGGTCTCGTGTTTACTGGTTCTTGAGGTTGAGCAGACGATTGTAACGTTTATCACGCCATTGCCGATATCTTGCGGAGAGTTGTTTGAATCGTCGCAAAAAACTTTCCAGTTTAGTACTGGCACAGACGGTAGTGGGATGTACTTTACAATCACGTCTCGTAGAGAGTCCTTGAGGGTTTCCACGTTAGACGCGTCTAAGCATTTACCATTAAATGGCTCAAAAGCGTCTTTTAGATCGTTGCGAACTCCCTCCAAACACTTGCTTGCGTAAATTTCACGTGCGGACCCCTCAGCCTCTTTGAGGCTACCCCAAGGACCCGAGTGTTCTTCCTCGTTCAACCAGCACCACTCACAGTGGTCGTACTCGTATATTTCTACGTGATTGCATCCCTCCTCCTCTCCAGGTAGGGGTGGAAAGTCAATAAAGTAGCTACCACCAGATTTATACAGAGGGAAAGGTGTCATTTTTGTATGGGTCTTGGCTACTTGGTTATTTTACCGCTTTTTCGGGGCAGAAACAAGCCGGGAAACCCCCCCGAAGCAAGCGGTTAACCGAATGTGCGGACTAGTAGCCATCTGAGTCTAAAAATAAGTAAGTCCACCCACCGGCAATTACTGACACCGCTAGAATTTCAGGGGGCCAGCCCTGTCTCAAGGCACCATAAGCTGATCCGCACGCCACGGCAAAGTAAAGGGTGAGTTCAGCCAGCAACTTTACTCCCTTCATCGCCGATTTGACTTTTTTATTTGGCACGGGCTAACCCTCTAAAACTATGACTCTCTTCGTTACCATGGGAATTTTAAGGTCAACAAGTTTACCGTTAACTTCGTCTCGATACTCACATATATTGTATACGAGGGAATAGTGATCGATGTTACTCTGCCACTTTGTAGTGTAGTTACAATGATTCACTTCCATGTTGTCAATGGTGAACTCGTTCTCAAAGCAATAGCCGTGTTTTCTGCGAGTAACCAGAATAACCTCTGTGTCATCAGGGTACTGGCTTAAAAGTTCTTGTAGGCGTTTATTTAACATGGTGAGCTCAGTCGTAAAGGTCCCAAAGATTACTATAGGTGATATCTTGTGTTGTAGAATCCAGTCTAACCTGCCCTTCCCCAATAAGGTCTACAATTCTCTGTAATTCTCCAAGTATTTTGTGCCCATGGGCGGAGTCGTCCAGTGAGGTTTGCAGTGTCTCGCTATTTGTCTGGTTTGGTAACCTGTAGTTCCCTTTCAGTGCATCTGTAGCCGTCTTTAGGCACCTTTTGCAAGGAACTTGGCAACTCTCGCCCATTTGAGCGCACGCAGCCTGGTCTAAACTCTGAAATACCCAGTCAGAGCTATAAAGGGCTCTCCCGCACCAGGATGTCCCCTTTAGGTCCTCATGGGTGTGCCGTATACACTGCCCAGAGTCAGACATAGACGTACTCACGCCACTCTTCAACTTCCGCCGTGCTGATTGTAACGGACATTTTGCTGTAAGGTGCCTTCGGCTTTGAGGCGAGAGTGGTACCACGTCGAGTAACTCGGGTTTCCATCATCCCAATCTGAAAGCTATCCCAGCTGAAAGGCAGCGAAGAAACGTTCGTGGTTTCCTTCGCAAACACCTTCTTCAGGGCAACCGCCCACTCTTCCGGAGTGCGATTGTCCTTGCAGTTGTTGCACTCAAGGCAGCTGGTAACCAGGTTCTGCCACGTGTCTTGACCACCTCTTGACTTTGGTAAAACGTGATCCAGTGTTAGTTTCGGACCGGAGTACTCGCAATACTGGCAGGTGTGATTGTCCCGTTTTAGAATCAAGGTGCGAGATGGCTTCGCCGCTGCCATCTTGGCTTGAGGAACCTTGACGTATGTTTTTAGGCGAATGGTGCGGCTGGACACGACATGGGCCTTGTCCTTCAATACAAGCACTCTAGCCCTTCGCCACGAGGTCTGGTTCAAGGGTTCGTACGTGGCATTTAAAACCAGAATGGTTTTCTTGTATGCGATTGTCTTGTAGTCCATGACCTTTGTGATTTAGGTGTTTCCCCATCGCACGAGGGAACGTTAGTTCTTTCAGAATTATACCCCGGAACAGGGGGTGTAAACCCCCCTTGTACCAAGCCTAGGCCGCAGGGTAGAGAAGTCGAGTACGAATGTTAGGCAGTGAGTTTACGTCCTCCCCGTAGACCACGCTATTTAAGAACACGGTGCGAAGCTCACCTTGCTGCTCTTGCTCACGAGTCTGCTGTTGATGAAGGACAAAGTTCTCCCCATCCCTTTCAACTCGCAGTAGACCCAACGCCGACTTTTTCGTGCCGCTGTCTGTAATAGGGTCCTTCATAGTTTCAACGGCGACACCGTTAATTTGCCCCCAGGTCGTTTTGTATGCGATACCGAAAGTGTCCCGTGTATGGTATTGATAGGTGTAAGAACCGATACCAAACACAATGTTTTCGGACGCCCACCCAAGCTGCCTCATGTGCTCTAGGATGGCCCTGGCACGTGGAAGAGTGATCGAGTCGCCGTAAATTAAGCCAACTCGAGGGTTCAGTACCTTGAAACCCTTCTCGTTTACCGTTCCTCCGAAGACCTCCCATAAAAGCTCAAGCGAGCCTTTGTACTCTCGGCTACCTGGATCAGCGTCAGCGTCACCGCAGATGATTTTCTCAGGGTCACCACTGTCGGGACGGAAGACGACCTTGGCCAGCCCTAGCCCGTTTGGCTTACGGCTCAGAATATCTTCTTTCAGTTTGGGAGCAGTAACTGTGAGAGTGTCCCAGTAATTCCACGTGTCACTGACTACACTAATAACCCCCGAGGGGTAAACTTTCGAGATAATCCGGCGAATTGTCTCGACTTCGTTTTCCCGGCCTCCGAGGCAAGTTACACTGTGTTCTGTGGCGGGAACACTCCCCCCAATAAACTCGGAACCGCATTCGTAGTAATCTTCCAAGTAGTCAATGGAAAGGATTGTGTCCGTGCCCTTGAAGGAAAAAAGGTGGCCGATTTGGTGCGCAGCGGCATCGTGAATGCCTCCGACTCCGCGAGCGGAGAAGTCGTGCCCCTGAAAGTCAACAAACTGCGGGTCACTCCCTGTGACTTCAGCGTAGTGGTCGAGAAGACGGCGAAACTCGTAAGCGATGGTTGCCACATTGATGGCCTTCCAAAGTTCCGACGACTTGGCTGTTTCGACATAGTTGGTTAGCCACGGGGCCAGCCACTTAAACTCATTGTGAGTGTTTTGCGCCGTCAGAAACGGCACTCCAATGTTAACCCGGCTACCCTCAGGCAGAGCCTTTACGTGTAGCGGCATGTAGCCCAGGTCGTGAAGCTCAGCAATGTGGTCCGTGCCGACAACACCTTCTCCGAGCGAGGAGTCCATTCGCCGTTCGTACTTGTCTAACACTTTGGCCTTGGGTTGCTGGAAGAAGGTCTCATTCCAAAGGTCCCTAAGCATCCACTTCATTGTCCCTTGGACGTTCGCCACGACGATCTTGTGATCGAAGTCAGCGGGCATGTTCGCCAACCTGTCGGATCTTGCCGTCATATTGGCGTAGATTACCTCGGTGCCGTCTGGGTTTTGCGAAGGGTGTCCTGTCTTGTAAAAGTCGGTTGCGTGGGGCGCAAAAATTTTCATGGTTGGTTGCGGGGGGTGGGGTAGTTTTCGGTGCGAAGGTAGGTCAAGCTCGAGGGTAACTCTTGGTAAAAGTTTTTATAAGGGAGCAAGTTAGCAACGTGAAAGTTGTCGATTAAGCCCCCAAACACTTTAAAACCCTTGGAGAAAATTCCGTGAGTTACATAGAGGTCAATTCGAGACGGATCGAACTGACGCAGAACCTTGGCGAGTTCGATAAAGGTGCGACCACCGTCGCAGATGTCGTCCACAATCAGAAGGTTTTTGCCCTTGTAACTGACGTCTTCTGGAACTTCCGTCCTTAGGATTTGCCCGTCTTCGGGGTTGCGAACTTTCGTAGCGTACACTACAGAGTGGAGTCCCAGTGCTTGTTGAACGAGGGTTGCTCTTTCGACTGCACCTTTGTCCGGAGCAATCACAATTGTCTTAGCACTAAACTCTTCCCCCCGGTCTTTGAACTTCTGGAGAAACAGTTGGGGTTGTAGGTTGTTGAACTCGCAGCCGATTTCGGTTCGAAAGAGCTCATTTGCAACGTGGCTGTGCACGTCCCATGTGTACACCCTATCGCCTACCCCGTCAAGGTAGGGTGCGAGAGCTTTTACAAAAGTTCTTAGCGAAAACGCTTCCCCTTCAGCACACTGGCGGTCTTGGCGGCTATAAGGTAAGTACGGGATGTTCAATTGTAGACTTCGCAGCACAGGAAGGTCTTTGATGGCCGACAGAGTCAGAAGAAGTTCGGCGAAACTTTCTCCGCTGTGTATGTCTGCGTCTACGATAATGTCCGTCGAACTCGTGGGAGTGTCATGCAACCGGACCTGCCTTTCACCGGCACTAAACGTAAAGGAGGTCTTTGAAATCTTGTACAGGTTTTGACCGTCACGATTCAAGTAAACCTCGATCGGCTCTGTTTTCTGATACTCTTTAGTTTTGGTCACGTGCATTGTTGTTTTACGGTGTGAGCTTACTATAGCTTGTTTGGGTGCGAGGGTAAAGGACGGTTTCCCGCCGCGTACGGGGGGTGAAACTAGACCGTATACCCACTTCCGCTGCACTCGTACGGTAAGTCCTGCAGTACTCGATAGAAAAGCTCACGATATGCCTCGAAGGCGATCCTATTCATCCACAACACGCCGGATACCTGTATCCCGAGAGACTCTGCAAATTCTTTCGCAGTTGAACGAAGGTAGCAGTCTCCAATCGCCCCGTCTCTCTCAAACTGCTCGTAGTCTTCGATTAGTTGTTGGAGGTTTTGCTTGGTCAGTGCGTTAATTCTGTCTCTAAGGGGTGTCATTGGGTTTGCTCCGGCAAGGTAGTTTCTGAAAGCTTTCAGCGGGGTGTTTTCCATAAACTAAGTATACCGTTTCTTCTCCGTAGAAACAAGCCGGGAAACCGCCCTTGGCGGTACGGTTAACCGGCTCCTTGACCAACGGTATGTTTAATTAAAGGGAAGCTACTGGAGGTTCCTTTGCTGCCCCCTCAAAACTCATCTATTTGTTTGTGCGCCCTAGTGCTTCACTTATCAGAAACAGCCTAAGTAATTTAAAGTAAAGAGGGGGGGTTCACCCCCGTTCTTCTAACGGTAATCAGAACTTAAACCCGAGCCCAACAGTGCCGACAGGGGCGTAAGCCGTTCCGGAAATACCATTCGTCTGGGTTGGGAATTTCACATCAGCGAACCCGACGAGGGAAGGTGAGAAAGAACGCTCAACACCAGCAACGAAGAGGAACTGGGATCCTTGTCCGACACTTGTCTGGTAGTTGGCTTGTCCGTCGTTCGTCAACGCCCATTGACCACCTATACCAACGTAAAGGTTCGTGTCACTCACGTATGTTCCGGCTTCACCGACTGGACCCGTTGGCCCTGTTGCCCCTGTTGCCCCTGTCACCCCAACCGCCTCTTCAATCGGAGCAATGCGACCGGAAAGAGAAAAGTCAACGGTGCCAAGGACACCAGCGGCAGAGCCAATTTGGCTGTCGGGGCCAGCCGCAAAGTTAAAGAAAGGGCGAACAGAGGTGGATACATTGGATGGCTCGCTCAGACGGAACCGAGACTGAACCGAAACTCCAGCGACGGTGCGGTTCGAAGTGTACTCGGTACCGTCAACTCCTTGGCGGTTAAGATTCACTCCAACTCCGACGTAGTTTCCAACCTCGGACGCCACTACCGGAGTTGACAGGAAGGAAGCAACTGCTAACGCGGCAATAAGTTTAAAAGTCATGTTTGTTTTTGTGTGTGTTTTCTGTACAGAACCGGGTTACATATCCCGGAAAGTAGTTGTAAGGGTGCGAACCTTTGCAAAACTTTGCTAACCCTCTTAGAGTTACAACTACGGTGGTTGCGTTAGTTCTCAGGACTTGTGGAGCCATGGCCAGGGCCATAAGTACAAAGGGCGACAGGGCTGCCGTTCTCCGTGCCTTCGGTCCAGTTTCCCCCAGATCGAACACAGTCACTCATTCTGTACGGACTTTTACCGAATAGTAAACTCGATGAAACAGAGAGGAGTATGACAGTAATAGCGACGCAAATTACGAGTTCTATGAGAGTGAAGCCGTCAGGTTCTTTCGGCTTAAGCTGTTGCATTTTCATGGACTAACCTCAAGAGAATTACATTCGATGGTGAAAAACGGTGTTGCACGGGTAGGCAGTATTGTGAATACAATCCCGAGCACTCTTGCAACATCTGCCACAAACCCCACGTCTACCTCGGAGCCTCGCTCAATCTTTCGAAGAAGTTCTACGGGTATTTGTGCGGCAAACGCAATGTCCTGCTTGGACCATCCCTGAGAAAGCCGTGCTTCGCACAATTGAGTCCCAAATCGTTGGGCGTGGGTTGAGTCGTAGAAAATCATTAGGCAGGACAGCTATGGGAAAGGGTGACAACCGAAGTTACCACCCTACGGGGTTAAATGCGAGTGATGCAAACGTTAGCGAGTCCACTCTCAGTTACTCGAAGACGCTGAGCAGATCCGTGCCCCAGGTCGATGATTCGTCCACCGACATAGGGTCCTCGGTCGTTAATGCGAACGTCGGCAATAAGACCGTTGTCGCGATTGACAACTCGCACCCAAGACCCGAGGGGGAGGTACGGGTGAGCAGCGGTCATGGTTCCGGGTCGGAAAGTCTCCCCGTTGGCAGTTTTATTTCCGTAGAGGCCTGGACCGTACCAGCTGGCTTGACCGCACTGCTTGGCTTGAGCGGGTGCTCCGGAGAGAAGTCCGGCGGCGAGAAAGAATGAAGCGAGTCTTGTAAGACGCATGAAAAAAGTAGAGTTCAACATCCGTGTTCGTTGCATTACGCAACCACGGCTCAGTGCCCGTTGGCCCAGCGAAGGTATACCTAGCTGAAGCCGTTTCAGGCTGGACCCAAGTTTAGCTCGTGAAAGGCCCAAGGTAAAGTTCGGGAAACCGCCCATCAACCTTCCTCCTGGCGCAACAACGCCAAGTTGTTCTCATAGAAGAGGCGAAGGTTGTCGTAGGTTTTAACCGGCTGACCGTAGTAGCTGCTTCCATTGTAAGTTGGAAGGGAAGCCCATTCTGGTGCGAGTCTTGCGAGTAGAGTTGGGGTAATCTTCCCAGAGTCAGCGATGTGCAAAGCGTCGCGTCGCTCGATTAAGTACAAGGCAGCCTGATCCTGGTTAGTGGGACCGAAATCGCTCAGGTTGAGCTTTCGGGCTGCCTCATACCAAGTACTTGGCAGAAACTGGTAGGCCCCCGCTGCTGCGCTAGCATAACGCGGCGAGTAGCGTACTTGGTTAGGGTGTCGGTCTAGCGTGGATACCATTCCACCCCCGAATACAACTCGGTAGCCGTCATTATGGCCTTCTTTCCAGGTTCCCTCGGCGAAGCGAATGGTGTTTAGTAGAGCTCTACGCTCAGGGGTGAGTTTGTAAGCGAGAGTCGGCAGAGAATTGATTGGACCGCAGCCTGTGCAAATGAAGCGCGATTCGAAAGTTGTTTCTGGGGCAATGTCCCTAGCGGCAACGGTGTTGCTGAAAGGGGTTGCAGCAGTTCCAACGAGGGAAACGGCCACAAATGTAGTGAGGTTGAGCATTTACTAAAGAGAATTCGGCATCCGTATAGGAAACGGTCACTCACCTGTTTCAAGGTGCATTTTCCCACGGCACATTTTATTTAAGAGCGCAATGTTAGGCTCCGAGTCCTACCTTGTCTGTGAAGACAAGGAACTCACTCATAATGGGCGACGTATTTACGTCTCAGGACTTTCACAGTATAGTCCTTTCTCGAGTTGGTAAACTACCCGGCGTTGAAGGCGATAGGTATGTGTTCCACGCAATATTCACGGAATAATTCTTTCGTTTCTTACCAGCTTTCTTCTCTCGCTGGCTTTCCGAGTGCAGCGGCTGCTTGAGGAATGTTCCACTGGGCTGTGAAAAGCTTTTTCATTGCTTCGCCGTAAGCGATCTCACTGCGAGAGATTTTCACAGAGTGGTTTTGTACCGGTTTAACCCTTTCAGAAAGGTTTTCATGTCTGGGGTCTGGGCAGCATCCTGTCGAAACTGCTCACGGGAATCCGCTGCAATGTTCTGTATAAGTGCCGCGAGAGTGCGGCTGGTTGTAGGGTCGTTAAGGTTCATTTTAGTCCGGTGTTAATTCAGGGTCGTTCGCTACGATGATTGCTCCACGGTTGAGAACAACCCAGAAGTCTTGGCCGTCTGTTTGAGGAACTCTGTACGCATGTATCCCGAGTGATGCAGCGGCGGATCCAACATCGTGATGGTCATACCCTGTTATCTCTCTTGCCTTTTTCAATGTTTCTTCTTCCCACTGCTTAAACTGCTTCCCCTCCCCCTCAAACTGAACGAGTCGTGCGTCGGACCGAAATGCAAAAGCTGAAACCATGGTTGTGGCGTTTCTCCAGTCACCTGTATAGTCTTTCGCTGTCTCTTGGGCCCACTTATCATGTTTAACCTTGCCAGATGAAGGTGAAGAAGCAGAGTAACTCCCACTCCCGTAAATCCCGCCACCAGGAAAGTGCTTGTCTCCGTCTGGACCACCACCTTTGAACTGCAAGGAAAACTCATTTGAACTTACGCCGCGATAGGCTACAATTGGCCTTCCGTCAGGGTTCCTAGCTATATCCTTTCTTGACTCTAGTTCCGATCGTGTTGCAACAACTTCCGGTCGAGCATGAAAACCTTGTCGTTCGTACACAGACGTGAGAATCGGTGGTAACAGAGTGCCCTTGCGAGCACTCGAAAGTGTTCGACCGAGCTCCATACCTTCCTTTTGCAGGTGTAAAAGCTTCTCTCTTGACACGTCGTCGGTAGGCTCTCCTATTGCTCGGACTCTTTTCTTCAGTGCTTCAAGTTCTTTTTCAAGAAGCTCAACCTCTTTCTCAACCGTGGCTTTCGGTAAAGGTTTGCTCGATCCGGGTGTTTGCGTGTACTTCGGTGAGTTTCTCCCTAATTCTTCGTATTGACTCTGAAGAGCTCCCTTTTGTTGTGTCTGCTCTGCCTTCTTCTCCAAGTGGGACTTTAGGCGAAGATACCGCAAGGCGGTAAGTGCACTCTCAGTGAGATGTGTGCGGTACCCCGGCTTTGACAAGAGCATTCCCTCAAGAGTCTTTAGATTCTTGTTTAGATCGTCAGAGCCATTCTTTTGGTAAAGTTCTACACTCTTAAGCACAGACTCTCGTCGAATGCTGCGAGTTTCCTTTGCGGACTCCACCCCCTTGCGACATTGTCCTGCCGTACCGTACACCCCACCGTCCGGTTTCACACAACGGGTAAAGTCGTGCACAAACGCCAGGGTATCAGGGGAAATTTCTCCGTACATTCGTACAACCGAAGCAAGCACTAAGGTACTTTACCCCTCCGCGTGGTTCTCCAAGCGGCCTTCCCGCATTAGTGAGAAAAAATGTGAAGCTACCGTTTCCCCTTGGTGTCCAACCGGCGTAGCCCTGAGGGGAACCCATAAAGGGAACTCAGAGAGCACATAGCGGTGGTCTTCGTCGACCAGGCACGCTAGGGCACTGGGGTCAAACCCCTTGTAGTCCGGATCGTGAAATTCTACCACCGAGAGTCCGTAACTCCGAAGAACACACGAGAGTTGCAAAAGCTCCCACTTGTTCTCAGCCGATAGCCATACGAAAGGCGGGTGGTCTTGGGCTAAAGAATCAGGGTGTACTCTCGCAAACTCAACTTGTGCGTGAGCCGCCTGAATAGCTTGCTGAGCAGGGTCAAGGTCGCGGCGTGTGATCGCGTAGAAATGCATTTGCGGTTTCGAGAGCTTAAGTAAGGGTATTATACGTTATTTCAGAGTAGAAACAAGGGGGGGGGAACCGCCCCAAACGAAAGGTCGTACAAAGTGCTTGCTATGAGCAAAAGTCTTTCACTGTCGTGCAACCCTGAAATCCACCGCTTTGGTATAGCCTTATACCCGTAGTAAGCACCCGCTAGCTGCCCCGTAATCGCAGCAACCGTGTCTGAGTCGTCCCCATAGTTCACAGCCTGCAGGATGGCCTCTTTAAAGGACGAAGTTGACCCAAAGTGGTAGAGAGCAGCGTCTAAGGACTTCGGTGCGTACCCGGAATTTTCAATTCCCTCCGGCGAGACTTCAGGTTTCTCCCCCGTACCATTCAAGTATCGGTGCAGCAAACGACCGAGATCTTTGCATAGGTCGGATGCCAAGTGGCCATGGGTTGTTGAGGATGACGCGTCACAAGCTGCTACAGCGTCCCCCTCACTCGATTTGTGGTAAACAATAGAAACGGGGGACAAACGCATCAAAGACCCGTTTCCTTTCGAATTCTCCGGATAGAGACTCAAAGACCCCTCAACGAGAAAAGTCTCAATTGCACGGAGTGTTCCATTGCCGATGTCAAAACAGACTCCTGTTGAGCTGTTCCTTCCGTACTCGTACCAGTTGGAGTACCGACGCATTTGGTCTCCAAGATTGATCTGCCCATTGCAATGAATAAAAGACTCGGCAAGGCAAACAGCCTGCGATGTGTCGTCCGTCCAGTACCCTGAAGGCAGATTAAAGGGTCCTCCTTCTCGGTAGCCTGTGACTGGCTCGAATGTCCCTGGGGCTGAAAACTCCACTGGCGCACCCATCGCGTCACCAATTGCAAGGCCAATAAAGGCTCCGAGGCATTTGTCAAAAGTTGTCATTTTTCCAAGTTGGTTTAAGAGGAGTGAACGGACCTGAGCTATTTGCGGGGAGCAAGGTAGCACTAAGAAACAGTGGCCTTACACTCTACACAAGTGCGATGCTCCCGCTCCCTTGAGTCGTAGGCTCCTAGACCTGGTGTAGACTGACCGGGAAGTACGTTGCCCCACGTGTAGGTTGGGGACCCGCACCAGGGGCAGGCGGTTGAGTCTAAAATCAACGAGGATAGCATTCGATGTTAAGCACGGGGAACCTTACCTCGAAAGGATATCTTAGCGTCAAAACCCTTCTGTGTCAACCGGTCCTTGTCCGATACATTGACAGGTGGAACATTGTCTGGGCTATCCCTCAGCGAGGTAATAAACATTGATATATTTTGGTACATTTGCTCAGCAGGAATTACTGAGGCGAAGCCCAATTTTCCAAGGTTTGGGATCTCGCGACTTACGGCCACTTGAGGCGACTTTTTAAGTCCGCTGAGCCTCGGAGTGGGCTCTATCACGAATACGGGAACCTGAAGTTGTCTTGAGATATCCACACAACTTTTGTTCGGAACACCCCATATTTCGTCCATCCTAATTTCTTCGAACCATCTCCGGTGGCTGCTGTGTAGCATGCGCAAGGATGGGTGGTCTTCTGTAATTAGTTTCCAATCGGGTGTGGAACTTTCTTTTGAAACAAGAAGGTAGAGCTCTCCGCAAACTGAGCACCATTTAAACGCCCACGGAAGGATCTCCCCGTGGTTTCGTTGACGGGGCACGTCAGGTATGTTATCAGTTTCGTTGACGTTTACGTACACATTCGAAGAGTCCGGTTGGTCAGGCTGTGACAGCTCTTTGCGAACGTAAGTGTTCGAGGGGTCACCACCTTCTTGAGAGTACAAATACTCCACATAGTCGTAGTAGTCCTTGAATTTTGATTGGATCTTCATTTTCCTACTGATTTAGGCCCCTGCCTGGTTCTGATGGTTAACGTGTCGGAGTCTTAGTGGGATGCTAGTATGGCAAACGCATCAAGATTGTCGTAAGTTTGAGAACGTCCCCAGTGGTTTATGGCTTCCTTGTCCCACCACTCTGACGGCAACACATCGGAACCAACTCGGGGGCCAAACTCAGTTACTAGCCATCTCTCCCTATCAGGGGTCCAGTCGGCTATATATTTTCCCCCATCGGGTCCCTTCAGTAGCATTATCATACTCTGTCCAACCGCCGTGAGACTTCTCTCGCCGCTTCTTCAGCGTTTTCCGCTTTCTGCCTCAAGTCCAGGATGATACGGGCAAGGTTAATAAACACTTTCTCTTGAGACACGGACAAGTTCGTCCAGTTAATTCCCGCGTCGCTCGTCGGATTCGGGGTGACCTCTTCGGTGTTCAAACCAGACAAGATCTCCCGCATGACCTGGTGTGTGTCCCACTCCACCTTAAACCGGTAGAAGTCTTCTGAACTTTTGAAATCTGCCCAATTAAATACACCGTAGTTTCGTATTTCTACGGGGTACAACATTAGTTTCTTGGCCTTTTTCTTTCCTGAAGGACTAAGGGCCTTTAGTTCAAGGTTCACAGTGTTTCAGCGTGGGTTGGAGTGTAGGGTGCTGTTTTGGCCAGGAAAGTTGGCGGTGTAAGGGGGCCGAAACCCCCCGAGTTATGAGTCAGAGTGCGGTTGCTCAAACGGCAACGGCAATCCTCTCGAATTTGACGATGTTGTTAGCGTCTATTTTGTGCTTATGCAAGCGGCTTTCACTCAGGCGACATCTTTACCCTAGCGAGACCATGGCACCCCCTTGACTAGAGGTGGGAGTTTAACCCACAGTGACCCTGCCTTCTCAGTAAGTCGGAAGGTTGAAGAAGGGACGGTCACGTTCTCAAATGGAGGTGAGGGGATTCGAACCCCTGTATAGGGCACTATCTTCCAGAGCTACCCCTAGTTTAGAGTCGTATGGTAGGACTGTCCGCCTAATAAACTCCTATTCTTAGCCCACTCGTTTCAGGGGCGGGAGTTGACCACGAGCTTACCCCTATGCAAGCTCCGGACGGTAAATTGAGTTGTAGGTATTCTCCGCAGTGTGAGCCCTGGTAATCTTTAACCTCTAAGTAAGAGTAGCTCAGAATGTCTCCGTTTTCTACCAACTTTTCTAGGTCTCCTTCAGTCATGACACATTAAGCCCCTCAAGTTTCGGTTTCACGTCGTACTTCCGTACTAAAAGTGCTAAAAGCTCTTTCTTCAGCCCCTTAAACACCCCTACAACTTGGTCCTGAGGGACAGCGTAGCAGGGTCCAACCCTGGTGCTCGCCCACGGGATAACCTGCCTCGTACTGAGTATTTCTTTTTGGAACTTATAGAGTAGGTTATCCACTTCAATCATAAGGTTTAGTTTGTAGTCATCTTCGGAACAATCAAGGTGAGACATTGTGTTAACAGTTTAACTGTGAGATGGGGTGAGTAAACCGGCTTCAGAATTCATGAGAACACACTCTGCTTGCACAGAAGGGTGCCAGAATCCTTTTATCTCGGAAAACGGGACGTAGTTTTCCCTGGCCCAGCTACGAAAAGAGTCCTCTTCTTCAGCTGTGAGACTACGATAGAGTTCCATGGACTTTGCGGGAGTTACCTGAGAGTGTTTTTAGTGTAGTCAAAACCGGGACTTCTGGCGAAAGACCCTGCTTCGGGAGACCCTGAATAGAGCAGAGAGGGATAGTGCCACAATTATCAGGATCCAGAGGCCATCCACAACTGTGCTACTCAGGGCTATGGGGTCTCCCAAGGTCTGCGAGGGGACTTCAGTCTGAGTCTGGTGACGCTTTTCCATTTGGTGAGAAGGGCGGAGTAAGCAGTGTGGGGTTGAAGGGGACGAGAACCTCGGACCAGAAGGAGTCACCGTTGGGGCACTTGTAGAGAAACTCCCAAGTTTGTGTCCCAACACTTTGTGCTCCAGCGATTAACTTGCAGCTTTCCTCTGTGACTTTCTGAGCGTCCTTTGACCAGAAAGGTCTCCACCCCTCCGGGTGGTATGCGAAAGCAGGTTGTGCCGAAGAAAACGAGCATAGGGCGCAGAGGATTAAGCTCAGTATAAACTTCATAGGGGCAGGGTTAAAGGACAAGATCCCAGTTAGGGTCTCCCGAGAGGTCGACCCATACGCAGTACCCACTCTTGGAAGAGACAAGTACTTTGTTGCCAGTGCGTTTTTCCAGCCGAACGGCGCTGTCACCGCCCATCGACTTTTCCAGGGCTGCCCTGGCTTTGTTTGACCGGGGGACTAAGCGCATTCCTCCATCTCAGGGTGGTACAGCGGAGTGGTAAGACTCCCCCAGTTATCGCCTAGGAAGGCCAGGAACCCTGGGACAAGAGTGTCGCTGTAGAAGGGGTCTAGGTCCTCTGGGACTCGGCTATAAGCCGTGGGGCTCAGCTTCATGAGCTGGTTAACAAGGTGTTGACCCCACCGAATACCCTTGGTCTGGGGTTGGTTGGAAGCCCATTCGACAAATTCCTGAAAGTCCATTGGGTCTCCTGAGTTAGGGGGCTAAGTGTCTGAGCACCGCTGCTCATGTAAATACTATACCGTTTCTTCGGAGCAGAAACAAGACGGGAAACCGCCCAGGATCAAACGGTTAACCGTTCCCGGTCTGGCCAAGAAACTACAGGACTCAGGTGAAGGAAGGCTCAAGGAGCAACGACAGCATTTCCTGTATGGTCGCGTAGATGGGATCTTCAACTGTAAAGGCGAACTTTTCGGTTGCCTTGTCGTCAATCCACTCTCTCACTCCTGTTCCGAACTCGGTGGACCTTGCGTACCAGTCGCAAACCATCTCAGCGACGTAAACTTTGGGCATGTCGTGAATGCTTCCCCAGTACTCTGGGTGGTGAGGGTTTACTGACTGGTGGTGCTTTACGACTTCAGATAGCAAGGGATCTGAGTGAAAAAGGTGTGCAAATTCAATTCCCTTGAACTTTGAATTGTCATGAATCTGCCCGTTTGCTATTAAGTTGCGCCCCAGCTCAATGTCGCCACGTTTCATAAGCTTTAGGCCAAGCTTATAGCAGCTCCTCTGCACATTTTGAATATGTGTGAAAACCAACTCAATTTTTTCGATGGCCTCAGTTTCAATTGTCATATGAGTAGTAGGCATTCGCACAGAAAATGTTACCCTTGCGCTCACCGGTTCTCAATACAACCGAGACTTTGAAATTTTTCCACAGTCTCAGCGCAAAGAGTATTGATGAGTTGGTCATCTACCGTGCTCGGTAAGACGCACTCGTTCGTCATTACGTGCTCAGCCTCCTTAAACAGTTGAGTTACAATTGAGCTTAGTTCGTCATACGTAATCTTGCCGTACTTAATGTCCAGAAGAAAATCTGCGTCCCCCGCTAACTTCCTATTCACAAGAAGCTCTCCGGTTCGCATTCCCTCAATAGCCATTTTCATAAGTCGAACACAGTGGCTGGCGTTCTTCCCATCGTACCCACAGGCCCGCTCAATTTCGGATCGCTTCACATTCCGATTAGTCAACCAATCTTGGTAATTACTCCACCGTTTTAAATCTGACCGGTACTGCTGGCTTGAGTGAAGAAGGGCCATGTACTCGTCACTTGCCCTCGTGATTTTCTGCGTCTCGTCGAAGCACTCTTCCGGTAAGACACTCTGCTTCAGGATTCCCTTCCAATCAACTCGGTCGTTGAGTAACTCGTACAGCTCGACTGAAGGCTGGTAGTATTCGATTCTGTCTTTAATCAGCAAGTACAAGTACTCAATGAATGACTCGATTTGAGAGGGGGTTAAGCTCGGCGAAGAAACCCCGTAGTCCTCCCACGTCGGTCGCCGTGTTGGAGGGTTTAAGAGCCACTTGCGGTGAGTCTCCATTTTCTTGATCTGGGACCTTGCGTACTGAACGAATGTGCCAGAGATTCTCTTGGAAATGAGCTTCCTTCGGTTATCAATTAGCGACTGCCCCAGAAAGTCAAGGTATAGGTAGCTTTCGGGAGTTTGCCACAGCATCTCCAAAATGTTTGGGTTTTGCGACCGTAACAAGCTCAGGTACCTGCGAATGCCGTACACCACTGAGTCGGAATTATCTAACTCAGGGAATCTTGAGTTGAACTCACCCTCGTCTTGTTGCTCCCCTGCCCACCCTTTATCCTTTTGCTCAAATGTTTCGAGAGTGGTGTAAAACCGCTGTGGCGCAACACAGATGCCCTTAAAGTCCAGGTCAGACATCTCGGTGTTGAGGCCATAGGCGTGGCTGCCTGACTTGCAAAACAGGATCATCCCGTCTTCAATTTCTTTTCGTGTAATTGTCATTTTGCCTGGTTACTGTTTTGTCTAGGTATGCTGCTAGCGGTTACTGAGCCCACTCTCTCAAGTCAATAATCTCGTACCAGTCACAGCTCCGGTCGTACCCTCTTTCTCCCCCCACCCTTTATTACAAAAGTGGTAAGGGTTGACTTAATTTCCCCTTTCCTTCTTCCTTTTGTGAAGTACGTGTGGGCGTCTTCATTGACTACAAGTTCGAGTGCCTCGTCTAGAGAAGAAAAACATTGCACCCAGTCCCCACTGCCTTCTTGGGGGGTAGTAGTCATTGCCGGCAATTAAGAGGAAAGGCTTGTCCATGCTTAAGCTCAGGTTGTTTTCGGAGTGTGACAACTAAGTGTAGCGAGTGTTTGTAACGTGAACAAGACAGGTAACCCCGCTAAGGGTTAATCGGTCAAACCTTTACTAAGTCGGCAGGGTCACAAGCCCGAGATGGAGCCCCGTCCCACCCAAAACGGGACACTGCCTCGTTGAACTTTACAAAAACATTCTTACCATTGTGAGAGGATACCGTGCCGTGCTCAACGTCAAAGTGGTCTAGGCATCCTGAGGCATGGAGTGGGACGTAGGCCACTCGTGTTCCAGGTGTTGCGAGTTCGATGTTCATTGTTTTCGGGGTTGTTTCAGCTTGTTTAACTCGTTTAACTCAATTTCAAGCCCCAGCTCTTTAAGGGCCAGCTCCTGGGCTCTTAGCCTCAGTGTGTCTTCTCGAAAAGAAAGTTCTTCCTCCTTCAGGGCGAGGGTCTCAGCTCGAAGATCTTCGAGTCTTTTGCCCATCGGGGGGAGGGGCATTCGCATCCACAATGGTAAGAAGGCTGGGCACCACATTTGTTTAAGGAGACTCAGGAGCTGCCGAGGACAAAACGTACGAATCGCTTCACAACGATGTTTTCGCCAACTACCGCAGCGAAGTTCTTCACGTATGTTTCGATACTCATTGAGTTGTCTTTGATGTAGGGCTGGTCCATGAGAGACAGCTCTCTGAATCGCTTTGCCACACGACCCTCAACGATCTTGTTTCGCATTGCTTCGGGTTTCTTAGCAAGATCTGCCTTGCCGGACTCAATCCGAGTCTCCTCAAGGAGAGTCTCCTCAGGGATATCAAAGATTGAAACGTGGCACACAGAGGGGCACGCTGCAATTTGCATCGAAAGATTTCGAACAAGTTCCTGGAAAGGCTCCGATTTGGCCACAAAATCCGTTTCGCAGTTCACCTCGATAAGGACTCCAACCTTACCGCCAGTGTGAATGTAGCTGCCCACAGTACCTTCTCGTGCGCTCCGACCAACCTTACCATCGGCTAAGGCCACTCCTCTCTGCCGCAACCACGTGATCGCACCGGCCTCATCACTGTCAGAAAAAATAAGTGCTTCTTTGCAGAGAATCAGGCCCGCACCGGTCTTTTCTCGCAGGGACTTAACTTGTAGGATTGTTGGAGGGGTGGAAGCCATTTTACTTAGGTGTGGTAGAGGGGGTTATTCAGGCTGTAAATACTATAACGCTTTCTCTTCGAGAAACCAAGCCGGGAAACCGTCCCGAGCAAACGGCTAACCGCCCAGGAGCGCAGGAATGTGTAGAGAAAGAGGCACTCCCAACAGCTGTGCGAAAGAGATCTCGGACTGAACTCCAGTGGACTCACTCCAACCAGGCAAGGTTAAGACGTAGAGCTCGTCGGACTTACTGAGCAATGTTAGGCACCTTTTCGTAGGAAGTCACTGTTTTCTCCCGCATTTCAAAGAATTGATACACGAAGCTAGTGTCTCCGACACTGTCGTTTTCGTTCTTAATATGGGTAACTTGGCGTATTCCAAGGAAAGACCCGTGAATCTTGATCACTTCTGTGGAAATTTCGTACCACCTGTGCCTATCAAGGTCTAAGTCCCTAGCCACAACTTCGTAGTCGGTGCCGTAGAAGAAGTTTTCGTAAATGTCTTCCGGAAGGTCGTCGATCCAGTAACCCGTTTGCTTGAGGTTAAGCCCTTGAAGTTTGCTTAAGAGGTTGCTGAAGGTTGTTTGGGGTTTGCTCATTGGGGGTCAGTAAGTCAGTCGTCGGACTCAATTGTGTACTCTATGCGTAATAGTGTGCAAAGTTCTCGCGCAAAATAAATCTCTCCGACTCTGCACCCTGTGTCAAAAGCGTCGTCGACCCTGTCTATGTTGTGCAGGTCGAAGTCATATGTCCCTTGCTCGTCCGTCCGGTCTAGAAGGTGGCGCCTTGAGGCCACTAACCTTAGCTTGTCAATCAGTTTAGCGTTGATTAGTTCCACGGGAAGCCCTCAAAAGAATGGTCCTCGCTTAGAACGTCGCCACCACTGTCCTCTTCATTAATGTCATCCTCAGCACCCTCTTCTTCGAAGTAGCTAAGCGGGTTAATGCCCGTTGCCATCCCGTGGATCTCGAAGAAGTTTACAATTTCTTCCTTATCTGTTACGAAAGTGAAGTTTTCCACGGATACAACTCCGGAAATTTCGCTGTGCTTATCCGAGAACTTCGCCGAAATAAAGTTCTTCACCACTATCGACCAACCTTTTGACATCCTGAAGTTCGGCAACAAAAATTCCCTCAAGCTCGCCCATTCTTCCGCAGTCGAAGAAGAACTTGTAAATAGCTTTTTTCATCTGTTGTGTGTCGGTTGGAGTTGGTTGTGTGTTTTGCTGCTTCATTCAGTACAACTTTAGCGTTTCCGCAGCGCAGAAACAAGGGCGGAAAACCATCCCTTCACTTGGACAAACTTTGGAAGTAAGTGAGTAGGTCCGTGCTATCGAACGGAGTGCGTTCGCTGCTCCGACTTGTTTTTGCGTACGTTCCGTCGACGGCGTCGATGTACATTGTGAAGCTACCGTCGTCCCCCATGTAAAACTTTGACCAACCCTCGTTCGTTAGCAATCTCTTGATGTTAAGTTGTTCCACAGCAAGGTTGTCGAACGACAAGTGTGTCTTTCCAAGGAAAGTTGGGATGGCCCTGTACCATTCGGAAAGAAGCTTCTTGGTCTTGTTACCGTAGAACTGGATACCACGGCCAAAGGTTTTGTACCCGAGCACAAGAGTTTTGCTGTTCGGGAGGGTGCTTAGGTCTGATAGAACTCTGGGCGAGTGCACACCAGCAATTACATGAAACACGGTGTGCGGGTTGTTTTCCAGAAATTGTTTTACCAGGGGTAGGTTCGAACCTGTAACTGAAACACCAATACCTTTTATTAGATCTTTCCATCGCAAGTAGCTCAAAAGAAACTTGTAGGGTTCCAGGTGTCTCTCGTTTACGGTTAAATTAGCCACCAACCCTTTGGTCTTAACTTTGCGAAGGAACGGTATAAGGTCAGGGTGAGAGAGAGGGTTTCCACCCCCTATCGCCAGCTCTACTCCTGGCGGTAAAGGCTCCAAAACTGTAAGTAAGCGGTTCAGATCCCCGTGCTTTCCTTCGAGAGTAGAGTTTTCGTGACAGTAAGGGCATGCCAGGTCGCAAAAGTTTGTAACCTTAATGTCAATGCTTTCCGGGTGTTCTGCCCAAGGGTGGTCTGCGTCCAGATTCTCTCGAGTCTTGGTGCCGCCAGACCACAAAGTAACGTTGCAGTTGCCGTTTTTGTACGCGTGAAGGACTGTCTCAGTAATTGTCATTGTCGGTATGAAGGACACTGCGAGGGTTGAAGATAAACTGGCGCAAAAGTTCTGGGTCTTCGAACAAGTAGTCTAGCTGACCCCCCTCAACAGACTGGTGGTCGATGTACGATGTTTCCCTTGGGTGAGACCAGTCTGTAGAAAAATCGTATACAACGTTTGAGCAACCCGTTTGCTGCTTGATTACTGTGTCAAGAACTTCCTTGAACTCCGCACTCTTTTCCCCAGACCAGTCGGAAACGTAAATGGCCGCGTAACTCGCCTTAGTGCCCGCATCGGAGTAGTCTTCCACTCCCCAGCCAAACTGGCCCCCATTGAGGACCACTTCCCCCTGTTCGTTTAAGGGCAAGGTATCAAGGAGATCTGTGGAACCTGAAGAGATACTGAGTGAGTGGGTGCTTGAACTGTTGGTTTCAAAAGCTGCTTGTCTTGTTTGAATGGTCATCGTTTGTGAATGGTCTGAGAGATTAAGTACTGGAAAATTTGTGTCGTAAGCTTGGGGGAACGCTCGTGAAAAGAGGAGTGGGACTTTCAAGCCACCCACTTTTCTGAAAACTTTTAGAAAGTTCGCATACTTTTTAGGGGGTGTCGTTCTGCTTGCCGTCTGATTTGTGACCCGTGCCAGTTTAGAGCATGGGGCGAGCAGGTACCTCAGGAAGCGCGTAGTAGGGCAACCAGTGGCTGCCGTCCCCAACCCTGGCCGAGTATTTCCACGAGCTACAGGAGTACATTGGGTGAGAACTTCCCCCTATGGAGGGGTTGCCCCACCAGCAGTACCCCTTCGAGTCACATTCTTCAGCTCCAGGTAACCTTTCGGTCTTAGGGACAGGGTTCAACGAGTTGTACGGAAGGAGGTCCAAGGGATTTCCGTCGTAGTCACCGGTGCTGGCGGCGGATAAAGCGTCAAGCACCTCTACGCTCGCGTTGAGAACTCCGCAAACTTGGTAAATGGCTGCGCATAACTCCCGAAGTTTTCTAATTTCCCGTCGGGACCGGTCGAGTCCAAGCTCAGTTAAACCCTGTGAGTAGTGTTGTTGTGTAGGCATGAGCTTCACAGTTTTACAAAAATAAAGGGAATGAACTCATTTGAGAACACGTCTCAGAAAGTTGTTCAGGAGGAACAAAGGCCAAAGCAACGCAACCCTCGCTGGTTTAACCGGAGACTTGTACGTACCCCATGTGAAAACATCACCTAAAGTTAGTTCCACTCGGTGAACAAGTGCAACTACCACAACACCTGAGATGTAGATCGTTGTCAAAATTTGGATCACTGTGAGTGTCATGGGGTTGAAAGAAGAAGTCGTAGGATGCGGACAGCACTCAGCAAGTCTTTGTCCGTTAGATTAATCAAGTCGAGTTGCTCTGCGGCGATGCACTCAGCGTCGCCTTCAAAAAGACGTATCAGCCTCCCGATCTCAGCCAGGTCTTGGATGGGAAGTTGTGTTAGCGACATGAGGTCTCTCTTCTGTCTCCTTTATTATAGCGGCTTTTCCTCCGCAAAACGAGGAGGGGGAAACCGCCCCCCCTTCTAGTCTTAGGGGGCCAGTGTGCCAGGGCTTCTTCTACTATATGAGCCACTCGGCCAAGGTAGTCGTCTGAGCCCCAAGATGATCGGTCTTCTATCCAAGTCAGGATTTCTGAGCGTGTGGGTTTGTTACTTTGCTCTTCAAACACTTCCTGATCGGTTTTCTTATCCCTAAAATAAACACTCCACACACCCTTTTCTTCCTCCAGGTCACAGTAGAACTCAGGGTGGTCTATGTAGTAACCTGAAGTGTTACCGTCTTCGCCAACCCGCATCTTAAGGAAAATGTCAAAGGGGTCTTCCGAAACAGGGGTTCTCAATGCAAGAGAAGCCTCTTTCAGAGCCCCATTCAGTCGCTCCGCCCTTTGGGACGCGGTGGTTGTCTCGGCGTCCGCAAAGAACAAGTAAGAATTGCAAGCTTCGAGCATCCTGGTGCAAAGCTCACGAAAGTTATAACTCATGGCATTTTAGTGCGGTACTTGGTTGGCGGCATCGACTTTTAAAAATCTTCTATAGTTTTCGTGTAGTTTTGTTGAGCTACCTTGTTTCGAGCATCAATTTTAGTGATCCGTGCCGCGTACCGCTGTTGTTGTTCCGTAGACATAACGAGCCGAATCTCCTCGACAGCGCCGAAACACTTGTCGATCTCTTTAGCTATGCTCAGAACCCTACTAGTACCTTCTTCATGGTCCGAGAAAGCATCATACACTTTCCCGTAACACGAAAGGGGACCTGCTAAGGTAGCCAGGGCGCGAGCAATGGCGTTCCAACGTCGTATCTCGTCTGAGTTTGAAATGAAGTCAGAGCCCGGCAGGCTGGGTTTCCCCTCTGGTCTCCAACCTAACCAAGAGATGGCGTCTCTAAGGACCTCTGTGTTGTTTAGTCCACGATGCCCTATGGCAATATCGTTGGTTTCGTCTAATACCGGCCCATTCAGTGCGGCCCGAGCTCTTTCAAGGAGCTTGTCGTGTTTTCCGATTAGGTCTGAGCACTGAGCGTAGACCTCTGGAAAACTGACATAGCAGCAGTCGCTCGTTCGGTCAAGCGCCTCAGATGCCTCGTCCAGGGCAACTAGCAGCTCGGTGCACAGTTTACGAAAGTTCTGTTCCAACATTACTATTCCAGGGGTAGGTTCGCTTTTGCCTTAAAAGATTGTTCCAGGTTCTCAGCTTGGCTCCCAGGAGTGTACTCACCAGTGTCCACGAAAAACCAGTATCCCAAGAACTCACGCGAGATGGTTTGTCTTGACACGTTTGTTTTCTTCCACCACAGTGCTCCCGTGGTAGTAGTGACAGTTACGTCGGCAAAGTACGTGTAGTCGAGTGCGCTTTTTCCGGTGATTTTAGTTGGCGTAAAGTCAGATAGGATCATTGGCCGGGTTTTGGGGTAGGCAGGAGAGGGAGGGAAAGAGTCATACGAACATTATGCTGAGCTTCGTTCCACCCTATTTCTGCTCTTATTTGCTCATACCAAACGATGTAGTCAAGGGCTGACTTTTCTAAGGGATTGGTTGAACCCCAAGTCCTGGTGTCTTGTTCCTGGGAGTCAAGTTCTTTCAGTAGGGCAGAGCGATACTGACCAAGAGTCTGAAAACTAATGGCATAGGAATCATCGGCGATTAGGTCTCGGAGAATGCTGAGTGACATGCGTAGCTCTTGTGGTGTGATGGGGGAATACTAGTTCTTTTGATAACTATAGCGTGTAACTCATCAGAAAACAAGCCGGGAAACCGTCCCAGGGCAAACGGTTAACCGCCCCTTTAGAGTGTAACAACTACTAACCAAGCTTGTGCACTGTGGAATTTCCTATCGCAACTCCCAAGAGAAAAGAATCCTCGCATGCTTCTCGAACGTGAACGCCACCATAAACACGTCCTATGGCATTTTCCAAGCCAGCTTCAAAGAAGCTGTTATCTTTCCACAGGCTAGAGCTTGTCACGGAGCTTATATCACCTAGACTCCCGTTTGCAATGCGACCGTCAAAAGATCGAGACTTTCCGGGCAGGTCCTGCGAAGTTGTTGACCATACGAGGTTGTCACCAAAAAAGTGTGTCATTACACTCGCAAATACTCCACCCATTACTGAGTGGCCAGATATAAAGTCAGGGAACGGTGGAGATTGTACTCCGTTTATGGAGGAAAGCAACGACTTCCACTCTGTGTCTCGGACAGTGAGGTCTGAGCCGTCTTCGTCGGAAAAACTGCCAGTGATTACGTCCCACGGTCGAGGCTGAACATTGTCGTATTTTTTCTTCCATGCCACGGTTACGGCGTCTGCCATGGCGACGCTTAAGCTAGCGAATAACCTAGCGTTGTTAGCTGGGGTTGTTGCTTGGTTCGTTGCTATTTCAGTCGCAATATCAAACAACTGACCATACGGCCTATAGGTGTCAGGCCGATCGTAAGCCCAAAAAAGAGCAATGTCCGTCTGGTCGGCATTGCGGCGCGAGGTGGTGGTTGCAGTGTTTGTTAGTCCGCCGTACAAACGCACTTCAGCTAAGTCTCTGGCGTACAGGTCCAAGTTCACGTCTGGCCTCCCCTGCAGACCGTTGGTCCTATGTGTAACTTCACTGTCTAAACCCCAAGGTTTTACTGTGCCCCAATTGGGGCCTAGAGCAGCCCCTGCATTGGGTCCGCTTGAGGCTGGCATCCAGGTATATCCCGGAAAGCTATTAGTAGGGGGTTGATAAGGTGTATTATTTGTTGATCCGTCGTTGGATCTTAGTGAGCGGATTTGATCAGCTATTCCGGACCCCAGGGCTAAGCCAGAGTGAATGCTCTGCGAGGTTCCCGTCAGATTGGCCAGACTTGATTTGTAGTGCTTTTGGAGTATTTCTTGTTCTCCAGGAAGCTCCAACGAAAGAATGCGGTAGGCCGCACCAATCAAAGCGGCATCTACGCTAGCGGCAGCGGGTGCGTTTTGGTCGATCTTGTAGAATGCCACTTGATCACCGAACGCTGCCCGAGTGTCCAACATTGCCGTGGAAAGCATTGCCATCAGACGACTACCCGTGGTAGGAGGCACTCCAGGTTTTCTATTGCTGCCCGCTGATTGGATTGCTTCCAGAGCACAGCTAATCCAAGACAGAACTTGGTCGGGACCAGGCTGATTGACCGGTGGCGTGATGTTGGCGGCCTTTTGGTTGCGAAAGAAAGCGGCCTTCTGATTAGTGCTTAAAGAGCGAATGTCGCCGAAACCAACTTTGTCGAGTCCATTTACGCTGCCATAAGTAATCGCAACGGTGTCCGTGGCCAGGATCGGTGTGGCGAGGTTCAGGCGGATGGTGGTGCCGCCGCCGCGCAGCATGGCGGGGCCAGTGAGGCTGCGGCGGATGCCGTTGACGGAAACCTGAAAGCGGCTGAAACTGGGCAGAATGCTATTGAGGGTGTCGCTGTAGCGCAG